TTTTCCATTAAGTTTTGCCTTTAGTAAGGCGTGAGCTTTAGCCTTTTCAGGATTATTCTTTTTCCATTCAGACCATCGCTTTTTACGATTAGCCCAAAGAGCTTGATTTTTTTCTTTGCGTTGAATTTCCCATTCTTGGGAAGTTTGTTTTTTATTAATTTCATTATTCATTTTATTTATTTTCCTTTACTAGTTTAGCATTGTTAAGGTTGATAGTTCCAACCTTATCTTTGTCTATACCTTCAAGGAAGGTTACAACCGCAGTATTTGCAGAAGTTTTGTAAGAAACTTTTACTAGAGTTCCTTCGTAAAGGTATATTTCACCAAAGTATGTTGGTGTATTGTTAGAGTTAGTAATGATTACTTCTTCAGAAGCATTCATATTTTTTCGCATATTTTCACGCATTTGTTTTCGTTGAAAATTCCAATTTATCATTCTATGTGTCATTTTATTTTTTTCTTTCTTTGTTATTTGTTATCTTTTATCTTATGTATATAGTTTACCACAATTCCTGCAAAAGTCAAATTATTTCTTCAATTTGTTTTTCGTTGATTATCATAGAGTTATGATGAGCAACTTCAACTTTGTGTTCATATTTCGAGAAACTTTCATCGAGTCTCTTTTGCGATTCTTCAACGGCTTTTTTGAGGTCAGCCGAGGCTTTGTCTAAATTTCCGAGGAGGATTTCTAATTTTGTTTTTCTTTTCATACCTATAATTTATCACATTTTAGAAATTTTGCAAGATATTTTTTCATTTAAATTTCATTGACCATCAAGGACTTACAGCGCAAGGGAGGCCCCTTCTGCAAGTCTTTGGTATTCAGCTACTTACAACTTATAGAACTTGTGGTTGCGTATTGTAGCCACTAACCTTGCGTCCCTAGCCCACTTAGGAGCGACGCTGACGGCGTGGTAATGGTTTGCACCCCTCACGATGTCTGGCATCTGTTTATGGATGACTAGATCAGCAAGGTATAGAGCGTTCTTGCCTTGTGCTGTTGCCAGTAGTTTCCTCTTGGTAGCTTCACTTACTCCACCATTCCAGAAGCTGAACTGCTTGGGTGATAGGCACACTTGGCTAGGTGTTTGCTTACGCTCTATCGTGCGTGTCTGTATGACGCTAGCAACACCCGCCATACCCTCGAAGGTTTCGCCCCTCGCTTCGCCAAGGATTGTTAATGCTACTACGAATAGTTCTGCTGTCATACTATTAGTCCCTTCCGCTACTGATTGCACCGCAGTAATCACTTGGCTTCTCTGCACTGATAGTGCCGAGGCTATACCCTTCAGAGCTAGTCGCACCCCATAGGAAACAGGTCTGCGTCATCTCATCTATAATGCTCTGTGCCTTAGCCTTGGCAAGGTCAAGCAGTCCACCCTTGCGTCCCTTAGCGTTGATCTTATTGACCAAGCTATGCAACGCAACCTTAGTAAGAGCTTTCATCACATCATCGGGGTGAGCGTAGAAGTAGAACGCTTTGCCGTTGCCCATATCGTGCAACTTGCCGTTAGTTCCTTCCCAATTATAGACACTATTGAAGAAGTGGTTGATCTGTTTGATGCTTCCTTCGAGAAGGTAAGCATTGTTTTCGCCGAAGGTTTGGTAACTGATTTTTAGGTTTTGTTTCATTGGTTTATATTGCCTTTCTGTATTGGTTTCGTCAAGGGTTATTTATTCATCGCCTCTTGGTGGATAGCTTCCACCTTCTCTGCGTGAGCGTCAAGAGTAGCGATGGCCTTTGAGGACGCATCCTTAAGGTCTTGGCTAGCTTTGTTTAGGTTTGCGATCAGTTGTTCGTATTTACTTAATTTCTTCATATAGGTAATCTATCACAGAATAGGATTATCACAAGATATTTCTTCAGTTAAATTTCATTGATAGTCAACGACTTAGGACAAAGCGTTATAATCAAACCCCCCATTTTTGAAAAAAACGAGTCACTCTTAAACACAATATCGGCGTGGGGGTACTTATATAGATCTCCCCATAAATATAATACTATTCTTATATATAGCTTATGTATACCCCCTTTTTTAAATCTATTAAAATAGACTATACATCATTATATTCTTCAAAGTAAAAAAATCCGCGGGGTTATTTTCTTTTATAGACCTTTTGCTATATACGCTTACCATGATAGTGTAATAACAACTATGAACAACAAAACAAAAAACTACTTTACAGCACTATTCTTATCAGTAATAGTTTTCTCTATAGCCAAGTATACAACAAATAAATTAAACAATAATAAACAACCTATTGCATCTCCTATCATAAACAAACCTATAATATCAATAAAACAACAACCTTATAGTCCTATTGTTAAAAAAACCAATAATATTATTAAAAAAGGATTATTAGTCGGCGGCAATTGGAAAAGTAGATAATATAACATATGTTATATAAACAACTAAATAATCTATTACCATATAACCAAAAACTTAACCAAATATACAATACAATTGAAAAAATAGCAAAATTTGCAGAAAAAAACAACTTAAAGTATTACATTTGTGGCGGTACAGCATTAGCTATCTTTTGTAACTCTATATATAGAAAGAATGGAGATATTGAATTTTCAGTTGATTATAATGAAAAAGACATATGGTTTAACTTTTTAGAAGAAAATCAATTTAAATTTGAAAGAAATGGATTAACTTGGCCTTTAGGAAATCAAAAAATATGTTATAAATCCAAAGACGAGTTCAATGTTGAAATAATTCTTCTTAAAAATAATAATATTAATAAAGATTATATTACTGTCAATATAAATAAATTAAATATAAATATAAACGATCCATTGAAAATTTTTGAAACCAAAATGTTTTACCCTATAAACAAAAAAAATAAAAAGCAAATAAGGCCCAAAGATAAAAGAGATTTAGTTAAATTTAAACAATACTTACTTGACATTATTCAAAAATCAGAATAATATACATAAATGGACTTTATATTTCAATTAGCCGCATGGTTAGGCTTTACATATTGTATGCTATTTATGTTTAAAGCTTTCGGAATGAACTTTAACCTATTCGATAAAAAGCCAGATTACAGACTTTATCTAAACAATCAAGAGATTGTGCCAAATGCTAATACCAAGAATATATACATTGTTCACGAAAATACAATAACCACACAACAAATAGTAGAAAATCATGTTCCTAAAAAAATTAATCATAGCAATGATGTTAAGTTGATTAACTTATTTCCTAATAAAAAGCCACAACAAGTTGTACCAGAGTTTGATCCTAATATATTTGATTAATAGTATCTAGGTAGTGTAATTACATCTATGGATGTAACGGCACCAAATATGATACTTGGTTGGAATAATAAAGGGTTAAAGATACCTAAAAATATAGCCGTATCAGATCAAACCTATTTCTTACCAACTTTAGATATGGTAACTAAAGAAATATTTCCAAAATATTGGCAATGGTTAGCATCTTTAAAATTAACTAAATGGGTTCATAAATGGGATTGCGATAACTTTGCAGAAGCATTTAAGATGTTTTCTTGCGGCTACTATCAGCAACAAATAGAATCTAATGCAGAAGGAATAAGTATAGGCATAATTCATTACAAAGCTTTATTAAGAGCCGAAAGTAATACGCGAGGTGGTCATGCTATAAATGTCATTTTTATTAATAATAATAACAATTTAGATATCATATTTATAGAACCCCAAAATGGTAACATTTTAAATCTTACAGAAGAAGAAAAAAATAGCATTTGGTTGCTTTATGTTTAAACTATTATTAGGCTTATCAGCTTTATTTTTGGCATCTTGTGGCGCTTTCTTTTCTGTCACAGGAATTGGATTACTTTTTTCTGGTAGCTTTTGGCAAACAGTTGTTATGGCTAGCAGTTTAGAGTTTGGGAAAATAATGGCTACTAGCTTTTTATACCGATACTGGAAAAAAATTAATAATATTATTAAAATTTATTTATTGGGCGCGGTTGTTGTTTTAATGGGGATAACAAGTCTTGGAATATTTGGCTATCTTAGTCAAGCTTTTTATTCAACAAAAAGTAATATAGATGCAATTGAATCTCAACTTAGTTTACTAGAAGCAAAGAAAATATCATTACAATCTCAAATAGCTTCAAATAACGATAGAATTAAAACTTTAACTGATACTCGTAAAAATCAAGAAGGTAATTTAACAAAGGTTTTAGATCAATCCACAACAACAACAGTAACTAAATCTGGTGGCTTTTTTGGAAATGATACCCAAGAAAAAGTAATAGATAAAAAATCAGTAGAATTAAAATCTCAAACATTAAACTCTGTTCAATCTAATATTACTTCATTAGAATCTAACATCGAAAAAATTAATAATATTAATAGCAATTTATTAGGCGAAATCAATCAGCTAGATACATCTATCATAGATTTAAAAAGTAAAATAACAAAATCAGATATTGGAACTTACAAGTTTATAGCAGAAGCATTTAATGTAAAGATGGAAACTGTAGTTAAGTATTTTATATTAATCATTGTATCCGTGTTTGATCCACTAGCAGTATCTTTACTTTTAGCTTATAATATTGCAGCCAATAGAAAATTTGAAGATAACGAAACCAAAAAAATAGTAATAGAAAAAATTATAGAAAAGCCTATAGAAATTATAAAAAATTTAAATGTCCCTTTTAAAAGGGGCACCAAAACCAAACACAATCCAGATCTTGCTGATCCAGATATAAAAAATTAAACCAAGGCGTAGCCTTTTTTAAATTTTAAATTTAATTCAAAAGCATTAACAGCTAGGCCACGATCAAATCTTTTAATAAAGTTTGTTCCATACTTTGGCATCTCTGCGATGAATATTTTTTTATCCATTTTCAATACTACTTGAGTAGGTAATACTGATATTTCTTGAATTTTCTTTTTCATTTTGCTTTTAATAGCTCGTGCTATTGCACAATTTTGAGGATTAGCTTTCTCGCCCTCAAGAATGTTAGCGTCAGTTATCTTTATTGTTTTTTTCACTTTTTATTTCCTTTACTTTATAGTCATAATTATTGCTGTCTTCAGTAACCCATTTGGGGCTATTTTCAGCAGTGTAAATATGAGAATTTATTTTTCTTTGCAACAATAATTCATTTGGTTTTGTTGCGAAGCTTGGATCGAATACTTTTATTCTATTATTAGGTTGTATTGCGAAATTGCCATTATCTAATTTTATAACATGACCTGCTTTATGCTGATCTGGTTTTTGACTAAATCCAAAATTTAATTCATTGTAATCACTATGAGCCCAATCAAGCGTGAACAAATAGCGACCCATATATTCTTGACCAGTTCTTCCAGTATATTTTATTACTTTATTTTCTAATAAATAAAAAGTTGTTATAGATATATGATAACTAAAACTATCCCAAAGTTCTAATTCGTCTAATTGCATATCTGGAGCATCTTCTTTTGAGCAAAAAGCACTTATTGGAGAGTGCCACCAAATACCGCCATCTTCCATTAGAAAATTAAAAAGAGGAACTTGACTAGGTAAACTTGTAACACCAAAAATTAAACATTTATATTTTTTATCAAAACTATCTTCTTGATTTCTTAAGTAATTGCCTCTTACGTAGCATTCAATCGGAGGAATATTTGCGTTTAAGTATGCCACAGTTAATTTATTTACACTAAATTGAAAATATGGTGTAAATTTATATGTAAGTATAATGTCTAAAAAGCATAAACAAAAAGAAGACAAGTCAGCTCCTGTTCCTCAAAGAGATAAAATTGAAGGGTTCTTGAATATTCGCGAATTACAATGGACAGATAATCAAAAGAAATTCATTCAACTTCTTCAAGATAAAAGTACCAAAATGGTTTTTTGTAAAGGTCCAGCAGGAACAGCAAAAAGTTTGCTTTCAGTTTATGCAGCTTTAAATGCTATTAATAGTAAAAAAATTGGCGAAATATTTTATATTCGTAATCCAGTAGAAAGCTCTTCTCATAACCTTGGATTTCTTAAAGGTGATCTTCATAGCAAACTTGATCCTTATCTTCAACCATTAATGGATAAGCTTCATGAATTATTACCAAAAGGACAAGTCGAGATGCTACTAAAACAAGAAAGAGTTAAAGGATTGCCAGTAGGATTTTTGCGAGGACTTAGCATTAATGCTAGTTATATTATCTGTGACGAAGCTCAGAATTTAAGTGTTCATGACTTATTACTTATTACTACTAGAATGGGTAAATTTAGTAAATTAATATTAATTGGAGATATTAGACAATCTGATATTAAGAATAGCGGATTTGAGAAGATATACAATCTTTTTGACGATAAGAAAAGCTCAGATAAAGGAATATGTACTTTTAAATTTGGCAGAGAAGACATCATGAGAAATGATATCTTAGCTTATATTATTGAGAAATTTGAAGAAATAAAATAATATATCATTTTTATATTTAATGTGTAATATAAATTACTATGGCCAATATTAACACAAACGATCAAACAGAAAAACGTATTAGTCTATCATACGATTCAAAAACTGACTCTTATAAACCTCTAGATATTAATGCTCTAGACAAAGGTGGAAGTTGGATTTCTAACGATATTCTTGGTGCTAGTAATGAAAGTGTTATGTGGGCTAATTCTGATAGAGAAGAACTTTTTGTTCAAAATTTAGGAGTAAATCCTCTTTTTGTTAAATATGGCGAACAAGCATCTGATACTAATTTTAATTTTATTCTAACTAGCGGATCAGCAGTCTCAGCTGGAGATGGTGGAACTTTAAGTGATTTAAACTATGCTGGTGAAGTTAGCTTATGGTCTACTGATGATACTAATTTTATAGCTTGGGAAAGATGTACATCTGCTCCAACTGGATTTTGGAAAGATTGTAGAAATGGAGCAAACATTGTATCTGATTTAAATAATTTAGAAAACTCTTGGCAAACAACTGATTCATTACCAGAGGGAGTTTCATATGGATCAGATGGAGGATCTTATCTTTATGTTGACTCACCAGCTTTCGCACAAGCTTATAGTATAACATGGACTGGAAATTATAGAAATATTAGTTCTCATGGCGAATATCCATATATATCAATTGATTGGGCAGATTATTTAGATACAAAAGCAGATGAATCCCAATCAAGTTATGCCAGAATACTATGGAACGATGTTATAGTTTGGGAATGGATAGATGGAACAGAAACAGTAGATCAAAGCACTAAATATTCTTATGACCTAAATAATAATAGATATCTTTTAAATGGTCAATATGGTGAATTTAGAGTTAAATTTGAATATAAAAATATAAATTGGGGCGGCGGAATATATTTTGGTTACGATTAAAATTTAAAACCCATTTAAAGTAATTTAAATGTGTAATATGTGATATGATTGTTAAAAATGGATACTCCATAATTCTTGGTAACACTCAACATGGAGTTATTGTTCGTAATCCTAAAAGAAAAAAAATAATCAGTAATGTGCCACCCACACCCACCCCCACACCCACCCCCACACCCACCCCCCCGCCCGAACCAGATAATAGTGATGTAGCATGTTTAAATTTAGCAGCTGGATTATATAAGAAAAAATATGAAGGTTATTTTTATGAAAATGATGACTTTTTTAATACTAGATTAGTAAGCGCATTTATTGATGACTATAACACTGCAAATTATACAATAAGTAACGTTGGAAGTGCAACTGAGCAAGATTGGTATAATTGGGGATTTTTTCCACAACCCCAATATGATACACCAGAAGCTATAGGTTCGCCATTTCCATCGATAGGTAAAGGCGTTACTTATTTTGGTTTTGGTTTTATCGAGAACCCAGGAACTGCAAGCGTAAGTCCTGTTGCTGTATCCGAAGAAGTTACTTCTCAGATTGATGATAACTATTCTTCAGCTCAAGGACAAAACAATAAAAGTCTTATTATCAAAGGTTATTTTAAACCTAACGTTAATGGAGTGTACAAATTTAGATTGTTCTCAGACGACGGTAGCTACCTATGGTTTGGAAATGATGCTTTTGACGGAAATAGAAGTATTACTAGGGATGCCGCATTTCCACCCAATGTAACTGCTACTAATGCTGTAGTATCACTGCCTGGACTTCATGGACCTTATTATTCAGAAGGCATATTCACAATGACTGCAAATTCTTATTACCCCTTAACTGTGGAATTTGGCAATGGACCACAAGGCGAAGGAGTTTTAATCTTTGATTATATGCCTCCAGGATCAGATACTTGGACTTCAGATTTAGCTGGCAAATTATTTTATGATATTGATAGCAAAGGGCATAGAGTATGTGCTCCTCCTTCTGCGTACTTTGGCAGAGTATTATCTCTTGATGCAGTGCCTTATGATAGAAATCCAAATCAAATATCATTTGATGGCGCAGGAGTACAAACAGTAGATGGAGTTTATGTTTATACACAAACTGGATCACCAATTCCTGGAAGTATGTTTCATGATACTGGATTTTATGGGCCAGTAGTATCTGGTAAAAATAATCTTATTGAGTTTGATGTTCAATATGGAAAAACTGGATATTTCGTTGGAGATTGGGACTTAAATGATTATACTTATTTTAATACTGGAAATATTCCTTTTGTTAATAGAGTAGAAGTAAGTCAAACCGCATTTAATAATTTAAATGATACATATACTAGAGCAAATTCTGGAAATAATATATTTAATAGTCTTTTGCAAGAGTTGAGACATATAGAAAAAAATGAAAATGGTGGATGGAATTTGATAGATGATGATGGTATTGTTAGATATACTAACGATGATATTAATTTAGATCCAAATGGTTGGTATACTATAGAAAAAACAGATGGTTTATTAGGAATTCAATATAGCGGTTATTTTGATGGTAACCCAACATGGTTTAATACAGCCTCTGTTAAACCAATAATAAATGAGTTAGTATTAAATGCTAGCTATCCACAATTCTTTAGTTTTTCAGTTACTGGAACATACACAAGAGTTGGAGATCAAAACAATCAAGGCACATATTACTTTGAAGGTCCAGCGGAATTTTTTCCTTATAATGGGAAGATGAGAATTAGTTATAATGCTCAATACCCATCATCAGAATCTTATTGGTCTGTTCACCCTGAAAGTAGTCCAGGAGATATATTTTATATCTCATCTGATTTAATAAATTGGACAAATGGTCCAGAAGGAGAATATCCCCCTACAGGAACTATAACACAAACTCAAAATTCTGAAAATAGCACAAATTTTGGAACTACTCGTGCTCTTTCAAATGATACTTCATGGCAATGGGTCGGATACTTTAGAGCAAATGATACTTCAAATCATAATTTTTATATAAGTGCTGATGAAGATGCTTATTTTTGGATAGGAGACAAAGCTCTAAATGGATATACAACAGGAAATGCAGACATGTATTCGATTGCAAATATTTCAACAAATATCACCAACTTACCCTTAACTTCTGGAACTTATTATCCAGTTAGATTACAATGGGGTCATCCAGGAACTCCAACAATACTTGGTTTAGGTTTAAGTTATCGCAATGGAATACAAGGCAATACTTATGATTTTAATGGATTATTTTTTAATGAAATTTCAGAAAAACATTTTCCACAAAGTATATTAATTACTGGCGCTGGAACTAGTTATTACAATGATATATACACAAGTTCAGCTACTGGCAAAGGAGACTTTATAGCTAAAATAGCTATAACAGGCGCTGGACAATCTTCTTCCAATGGAATTTATACAAGAGTTAATAGTGGCCAGAATTTCATTGGACCAAATGGAAATTATATAAATATAAATCTTGATGGTCCTCAAATTTACGGTATTTATGATAATACAGTAAAAGAATATACATATATTCAAGAATTAAATTATAATTTTGGGTGGAATGTTGGTGTTTATTATTCTTTTATAACCCTAGAAGGTCCAGACCCTCAAGATCCTCAATATGGAACATTTCTTGGAGATTATACTAGATCAGTATATGGAAAAACAACGTTTAATGGTCCAAATGGCAATAATATAGTTTGGAATAATTCTTTAAATAGATGGGAATTATTAAATAATAGTAATATTGTTATTGCACATTTTGCAGACGGCGATTTTGCAGGATTGTCTATTTCGTGGTTTTCTTGGGATGTTACATGGGATAATTATCCAGATAATGTATATACTAATGATTCGGAGTTTGGAACTGTTCCTAAATCTCTTGTTCTACCAAACTCAACATACTATGGACAAAATGATTCAGATAATGTTTTATACTGGTCACTAAGTCAGGGCCGATGGGTTTTATCAAATATAAGCAAACAAAATTTCTTTGGAGACGAACCAGTTGGATATTATTTAGGAATTGAAAATCAAGAGGGATATTCAGCAAATGATTTAAATTTTGATAGTCCTAATCTTTGGGCACAAGATGCAGCAAATCTTCCAGTTCCAACTGGTAGTTTTATTAATAATCCTAATTTTAATGTAGCAAATTCAAATGGATACTCTTATGACTTTACATTAGGAGAGTGGCAATCAACAAGTGGAATTTATGATCCAGTACCACAAGTAGCTTATTCTCATGTTTGGTTAGATTCGATTTCTGGTTTCAATAATAGTGGAGTAATATATACTGGTAATAAACACGTTACTCTAGTTAATAATCCAACTTATAGTTCTGATTATAGTGGAATATATTCTTTCAATGGAGTAGATCAATATGCAATGACTCAAGAAGTTCCTCAATCAACTGATGGGTCAATTTCTTATTTTGTTTGGTTTAAACCAACTGGCGCTGGAATAGTTGTTAGTGAATTGGGTCAACCTCAACCAAGTACTGCATGGCACGATAGTCAATTAGAAGTAGCACAAAACGGCACAGTTAATTTTGGAATATGGGGGGCTTATACAGCAAATCCAGAATTTAAAATTCAATCTACTGGATCAATAGATTTTAATAGATGGCATCATCTTGGTTTAACTTATGCTCCAACTTCTGCTTCTTCTGGAATTCTAAGTGCTTATATAAATGGAGAAAAAATTGCTGACAGTAATTGTTCAAGCAGATTAGTTCCACCTAATTTATATTATGGAATATGCGCAAATGATTCTACTAATATGGGAGTTGATGGTTTTGGTAAAGGATCTGTTGGTAGTTTCCAAGTTTACAATACAGGCTTAACAGAAATTCAAGTAGGTAATTTATATAGTGGCGAAAAAGATAGATTTCCTAATATAGATAACATGTTCTTTCCTAGTCTTTGGTTAGATGCAAGTACTGGAGTAAATAAATTCAGTTATAATTATATTTCAGAAATTGTAATTTCTGGAACAAGTAATCCTAGTTTTTCTGGAACATATACAGCAGATACCGTACCCAATCTTAATACTGATACTGGTGGACCAGACGTGTATTATCTTACTGGTCCAGCTGGAAAATCTATTGTTTATGGTGAAAATGATGAAAATATTTTCTATCTTTCTTCAGTTGGAGAATCAAGCTATTCATTTTCTTCTAATAACGGAATAAATTGGAGCCCACGAATCTATACGCAAATTGATATAAGTAATTTTACTGGATTATATGCTGGCGCAAATGGGATCTATAATTACGACGAAAATGATCATAGGTGGCATAATGGCAGTTATTCTATTGAAGATGGAGCGCTTTTTATAACAATCATTCAACAATTTAACCAAACAGATGTTTTGATTGCTACAAATTCCAACAATTATCAAGGATCGTGGACTCCAGCCAATTACACTAATTCAGTAACGCTTTCTGGAGCTGGAACATCGTCAGTAGATGGGATATATACCAGAACAGAATCGGATGAATTGACAGATGATCGTAGCCCTTTTTTAGCATCTGAAGAAAGAGCAATCCGTTGGAACGGAGAGAGCATCTGGTTTACTACAAATGGTGAATACTATGCATATGGAGGACTTGAAAATTGGACTACTAACGGAGGAGCTGCTGGTGATCTACCCTACCCAACAGCATCAATTGGAACTTCTCCAAGGTCAATTGGATCAGCGACAAGCAACTTTTTCTATTTTCCATCTGGATCAATTAGTGGAAACGTTACAACTTCAACTGTAAATACAGATCTTGTAGCATCTTGGGAAGATCAAAGTAATAATGGTAAAAATGCCACAGCGATTGTATCTCCAATTTATTCAACAAATAGCATAAACGGAAAACCTGCACTTGTTTTTGCAAACAATGCCTATCTGACTACAGCCAATATATTCAACGGAGCAAATCCAAGGTCAATGTTTGCAGTATACTATATTGATAGCGAGACAGCTTCAAACACAGTAATTGCTCAATCTAATGAATATTCTCAAGATGTTGGAACATATTTTATGCTTCAATCTAGAAGTGATCTAGATTCAAGTCCTTATCTGGCTGGGTATAATGACGATCTTTCTGGCCCTGCCTATGTAAATCAAGAACTACTATTAGGAATGGCAGATTATGATGGAACTACAGCAAGATTATTCAAAAACGGAACATTGGTAAACTTAGCACAAAAAACTTATGATACATATAATTCGAATTTCTATATTGGTGCATTTAACGAGAATGGGCTAATAAGAGAACGATTTGGCGGAAAAATTGCTGAAATAATTGCATATAACCGCGTATTAACAGCATCAGAAAGACAAGAAGTCGAGAATTATTTATCTAATAAATACGCAATATCATTAGCATAAATTTAAATTCAATTTAAATATTTAGAATATACTCTTTATTTACCATATAATAATATATGTTAAAAATTTATTGCTCTGATTGTGGTTCTCCAACTGAATATTCCCTAAATAAACCTAAATTTTGCACAAATTGTGGAAATTCTTTCTTTGGAGCTAAAAAAGAAGAAAAAGTAGCTTTACCAGTACAAATGCAAAAACCAACTATAACTAAAGCTAAAAGACCAAATATTGAACCAGAAGATTATGAGGATGATGATACTGAAATTACAGAAGTAAACGAAGTGCCAGATATTGATGGTTTAGCTTTTGATATTAACATTCAACCAGATATTTCTGAAAAAATAGGAGATATTATTGGATCTGCTGGTCAAGAAAATAATTTAAGAAAAAATAGATCAAAAATACCTATTAATAAAAAAGAACAATTAGAAAATCTAAGTAAAGAAGGCTCCGCAATAAAACCAAAAAGTAGAAATCGCAAAAGATCATAATCGATTTCAATAACAAAATGCCTAATAAAAAACGCAATTTTGAAGGTTGTATTGTAGAAATAGATAACGAAATCTTCAAAAGAAGAAACAAATGGAATCTTACAGCTATATCTTGGATGGACTTTTCAGATGTATCTCAAATTTTAAGAATTCATATTTATAAAAAATGGCATCTATATAATCAAACTAAACCATTAGCGCCTTGGGTTAATAGAATTATTAGTAATCAAATTAAAAATTTAATACGTAATACTTATAGTAACTATACAAGACCATGCTTAAAATGCGCAGCTGCAGAAGCAGACGATGGCTGTAGTATCTATTCAAAACAATGCACAAATTGTCCGCTATATGCAAATTGGGTAAAAAGTAAAAAGAACGCACACGACACCAAGCTCCCTGTTACTATGGAAAATCATTTAAACGAAGTTCATGATATAAAAAATGATGCAGTTGATTTAGAAAAAACAGCAGATAATATTCATTCTAAAATGCAAAAGATTTTAAAACCAATAGAATGGAAAATTTATACGCACTTATATATTGAACATAAAAACGAAGAACAAGTTGCAAAATTAATGGGATATAGAACAACAGAAAAGAATAGAACAGCAGGATACAAACAAATTAAAAATCTTAAGAAAGCTATCATGCTTAAAGTAAAAAAGCATCTTTACAATGGAGATATTGATATTGTATGAGCGAAGATATTTTAATTTTAACAGAAGAGCAGCAACTAAAACTATTAAAAGAATGGAATGATCGTCCAGAAAATCCTCCATCTTAAGCGGAATTAGTTAAACTTGCTTTTGATAGAGATGATCTAGATGGCAGAAGCAAAGAAGGTAAAGCAGTAAAAGCATTTCTTGCTTTAAGACAAATTAAACCTAAAAAAAGTCATGAATATGAAGCCAAAGGATTAATAGAATTAACTTTAGATCAAAAAGAATATATTAGTAATAATTGTCATACAATAACGGGTTTAGAGATGGCTAAAATATTATTTAAAGATGAATCATTAACCAATTTATGTCAAGAGACTAGGAGCATTTTGGAATACATGAAGAATATTCCTAGTAATATAAAATTTAACAATACAGAAAATGAAAATGCATCTACAGAAGGTTATAAGCCACCTCGTAGCGAAGAAAGAATGATTGTTAAAATTAATAAATATGTTTTAGATGGAATTGATAAAAATAAGCTTACTCATAAACATAAAAAAGAAATTAATTCTTTAATTAGCTATATGAATACTCATAGATTTATTCATCAAATGAATATTTATGATAATGAAGCTGACAGAGAACTTTTTGAAAGCAGTTTTGTTAGATATACTTACGATAAAGGTGATCTTTCTCAAGAAGAGGTAGATCAATATATTGTTCTTTGTACAGAGGTTGTTATATCTTCTAATATTCAACAAACAATTAATGTATTACAACATCAAATTGAACTTTCTATGCAAGAAGATGGAAAAATACCTATGGCTTTAGTAGAAGCTAGTAGCACAGCTAGAAAAGAGTACAATGATTGCGTAAATCGTCAACAAAAATTAAATAACGATCTTAAAGTAAAGCGTAGCGATAAATTAAGCAAACAAGTAAAAGAAACAGCTTCAGTTATTAATTTAGTTCAGATGTGGAAAGAAGAAGAGAGTAGAAGCAAACTTTTAAAAATGGCAGAAATGCGCAAACAAGTTATAGAAAAAGAAATAGACAGACTTTCTACTATGGATGAAGTTAAATCTAAAATTCTAGGAATCTCAAGAGATGAGATTTTAAATGGATGAGTGTAATATGTAAAGTAGATGGCAAAGAGTTCAAAGATGAAAAAAGCCTTCATCTTGCGCTTAGAAGTTACGGTTTAAATAAAGAAAAATATTATCATACTTATTATCCACGGCTCGATCTTTTAACTGGCGATACAATAAATTTTAAAACTAAAGAGCAATATCTTAATAGCGATTTTAATGATAAAAATAATCTTAAAAAATGGCTTAAACAACAAACTATAGAAAAAGCTCAAGAGTATTGCAGAGGATTATTGGTTAAAAGAAGAAACGATAAAAATTTAATTTACGCTCCATCTCAAATTGAACTCAGAACAATCATGAGTCCATCCATTATATTTTATAATAAAATATTTGATGATTATTATGAGTTATGCTCTGATATTGGATTAGAAAATAAATTCATTCATCCAAACATTATTACCAATCAATTTAAAAATAAATTAAATTCAAAAAATACCATATATGTTGATACTAGAGAACAGAATTGGTTGAAGTTTGATATTCCTTTTGAAATAAAAACTCTACCATTTGGCGACTATACTGCTAATAATGATAATTGCAATTGTTATATAGAAAGAAAAAGCTTAAGCGATTTTATTAGCACTCTTAGCGTCAAGAACTTTGATAGATTTAAAAATGAAATAGAAAAAGCTCATGTAAACAATAGCTACTTAATAGTTATAGTAGAAGAAAAGTTATCTAATGCGCTTAGTTTTCAATATCTTCCTCATATTAGCAAAAAGATTAAAGCTACTCCAGAATATATATTCCATAATGTAAGACAATTAATGCAAGAATATAGTAACCTTCAATTTTTATTTGTTGATGGAAGAGCAGAAATGAAGAGTTCAATAGAAGGAATTTTATCATCAAATTGTTTTTATAAAAAAGTAGATTTACAATTAGCATATGATATGAAATTATTATGATATATTGTCCAGATAAATACTTAAGAGAAGTTAAAGATGTTAATGCTGAATTAGCACAACTCAAGGGTTATCTTAACGATAAAGAAGCTAAAATTAGTTTGGCTAAATTTTTAAGAGCTAATATTGGTTTTACAACAGAATTAATTAGTGGAGTTAAGCTCGCTCCTTATCAAGAAATTCATCTTAAAGCACTAATGAATAGAAACTTTAATATGTGCGTTTTTGGTCGTGGCTGCGGTAAATCATTTATGGCAGCAGTATTTTGTTTTCTTCAATGTGTATTTGAACCTAACACAAAAATTCTTATTGCTGGCCCAACCTTTAGAACTGCGCGTTTTATTTTTAATAATCTAGAAAAAATTGTAGATAGTAAAGGTGCAGAATTACTCTCTCAATGTTTCGGAGCAAAGGCAAAAAGAAATGACCAATTTGAATGGCAAATTAATGGTGGTAGTATTGTCGCTATTCCTCTTAATGGTGAAAAAATTCGAGGTTTTCGCGCGAATATCCTTGTGCTTGATGAGTTTCTTTTGCTTCCCGAAGAAATTATTAAAAACGTATTAATGCCATTTTTAGTAGCTCCACAAAACATAAAAGAAAGAATGCAGATCAGGGAAATGGAAGATAAACTTATACTAGAAGGCCTGATGAAAGAAGAAGATAGAGCTGTTTTTGAAAATACAAGTAAAATGGTAGCCCTATCTTCAGCAAGTTATACATTTGAAAATCTTTATAAAACATATTTAGAATGGTCAGAAAAAATTACTTCTAAAGAGGAAACTGAAGCGACTTATTTTGTTAGTCAAATGAGTTATGAAGCTCTTCCAGAAGAAATGATCGATAAAACAATTATCGAAGAAGCTCAAGCTGGGGGATCTAGTCATAGCAGTTTTCTTCGAGAATACTGTGCTCGATTTACAGACGGTAGTGATAGTTATTTTAATGCAAAAAAGATGGAAGAATGTACATTAAAAACTGGAGAAAGTCCTCACACTCTTTTGAAAGGCGATCCTAATAAAAAATATATTTTAGGAATCGATCCTAATATGAGCGATAGTCCAAATGCAGATTATTTTGCTATGGCAGTTTTAGAATATGATGATGAAACTAAAAATGGGACTTTAGTGCATACTTATGCTGGTTTAGGAAACCTTAAAAATCACGTGGCTTATTTATATTATATATTAAATAATTTTAATATTGTATTCATGATTCTTGATAACGCAGGAGCAGATGTATTTCTTTCTGCTTGTAATGAATCTGAACTATTTAAAAAACAAAAACTAGAAATTAAAACTTTTGAATTTGATAGTGATCTAGAAGGCGTAGATTATGATATAATGGTTAAGAACGCAAAAAGAAAATACAATATCGAAGATAAAAGAATAGCCTTTAATCAAGTATTCACAAGTACATTTATTCGTAAAGCTAACGAGTACTTACAAGCATGTATTGATTATAAGAGAATATGGTTTGCAAGTAAAACCGCAGCGAATGAATCATTTTTTAATTCAGTTGTTAATAAAGGTGCGCCAATAGATTTAATGAAATCAGAAGATAAAAAAGATTGGATGCTATTGGACTTTATAGAAAATCAAGATGACTTTATATATCAAACTAAAAAACAATGCGCTATAGTAGAGCATTCTAGCACAAGCAGAGGAACTCAAACGTTTGATTTGCCTCAACATTTAAAAAGAAGCACTTCTGCGAATAAAGCTAGAAAAGACAATTATTCAGCATTTATGTTAGCAAATTGGGCTCTAAAGTGCTATAATGATATTATGCTACAGAAAGATGAGCCCCAAACAGCAACTTTTTCTCCTATTATGCTTGGATAATGTGTAATATTTGAAGTAAAATGGCTAAAAAAATTAAAAATAAATCAAAAATAACCAAAAACGAGGAAAGTCAACCTCTAATGGTAAGTCAAGCTTCCTTTTATGAAACAAAGGCTTCGACATCTGGCACTGCAGAGTCTACTCAAATGCGTAGAAATAGTGCAGCAGGAATTGTAAGAAGTGACAGGTTTAAGAATATTGATGAGGGATTAATTCCTTTTAGATACTCAACTGGAGTAAAAAATGCATCCAATATGAACGTAAGGGATGCTGTCATTTTATGCCAAAAAGCGTATTATAATTTTGCTATATTTAGAAATACTATTGATTTGATGACTGAATTTTCTTGCAGTACCCTTTATTTTAAAGGTGGAAGTCAAAAAAGCAGAGATTTCTTTGATGCTTTATTTAAGAAAATAAATATTTATGATTTACAAGATAAGTTTTTTAGAGAATACTATCGTTCTGGAAATGTATTCCTTTATAGATTTGATACAAAAGTTTCAGATTCAGATGTTAATAAAATTACTCAAGCATTTGGTTTAACATCTACCAAAGCGTCTGTTAATTTACCATCAAGATATTTAATATTAAATCCATCTGATATTCAAATTGGTGGAACTATTAATTTTTCTGTTGGAAGATTTTATAAAGTATTAAGCGATTATGAATTAGAAAGACTAAAAGCTCCAAAGACAGATGAAGATAAAGAGGTACTGAAAAGCCTTCCCCCAGAGACTCAAGAATTAATTAAGAAAAGAACTGTAGGTATTTTAACTTTACCATTAGACAGAGAAAGACTCTGCGCTGTATTTTATAAGAAACAAGATTACGAACCATTTGCTGTTCCTATGGGCTTCCCAGTATTAGATGATATTAATTGGAAAGCTGAAATGAAAAAAATGGATATGGCAATAACTCGCACCATGCAACAAGCTATTCTTCTTGTAACGATGGGAACAGATCCAGATAAAGGTGGAGTTAATCAAAAGAATCTTGAAGCGATGCAAAATTTATTTACAAATCAAAGCGTTGGCCGAGTTCTTATTGCAGACTATACAACAAAAGCTCAATTTGTTATTCCTGATATTGGTAATCTTATTGGTCCAGAAAAATATGAAGTAGTTGATAGAGATATTCAAATGGGATTGAATAATATTCTTATTGGCAATGAAAAATTTGCAAATACAAGCATTAAAGTTCAAGTATTTATTGAAAGATTAAAACAAGCTAGACAAACTTTCATAAATGAATTTATAATTCCAGAAGTTAGAAGAATAAGTAAAGATTTAGGTTTTAAGAATTTTCCAGTTCCAGAATTTGATGATATTGATCTTAAAGATGATGTTCAATATTCTAGAATTTATAATAGATTAATGGAACTTGGTATACTAACTCCAGAAGAAGGATTAAAAGCAATTGATACTGGCAGACTTCCACAACCAGAAGATGCATTAATTTCTCAAAAGAAATATAAAGAGTTAAGAGATCAAGGATTTTATCAACCATTAATTGGTGGAGCAAAAATTGGCGCTGGAGAAGCTGGTAGACCAACTGGAACAACTGGTATTCCTCAATCTACTAAAAATGTTAAACCAATTGGTGAAGGCGGCCAATCCAGAGCTTCTGTACAAGAAAAATATAGTCTTTCTAAAGTAAAAGAAAATCTTATTTCTGCTCAAAAATTAGAAGAAGAAGTAGCAGCGTCTTTAAGGAAAAAGCATGGTATTAAAAAATTAAGTTTTGATCAAAAAGATGTTGCAAATCAAATTTCTAAATTAATCATCGCTAATGAATCTCCAGAAAATTGGAATGCTAAAATAGAAGATTACATAAATCAACCTTTTGATAAAAATCAAGAAGTTATTGCGAACATAAATAATATAGCTTATGATCATCAACTAGACAGCTATCTAGCTAGCATTTTATATCACAGTAAGGTAAAGTAATATGCCAAATTTAATTCGTTTGAAGCAATTAGATGTGGCGGAACTTTCTGGATATATAAATCAATCATTTCTTGGAATTAGCAATATTGGTGTTATTAGTAGTAATTTTACTTATCATACTGGTAATTTTAATATCACAGGCAATTACTTAAATTTAGTAAATTATGCTTCTGGAGTTACTGGTTTTTTACCTACAGTATCAAACGGATTAAGATTTAATATAAAAAATATTGGTAGTGGAATTACAACTATAACTGGCTCTGCATATATAGATAGCGTTGATTCAATATCTTTGGAAAAAAACGAATCCATAGAATTATTAGGTGTAAACAACTCGTATTACTCTGGATGGGCAACCATCACAAGTAATCCAGGAATATAATTTAAAATGAACTATCTTAATTTAATACCTAGAGAATCTTCTAAAAGTTTTATCTTAAAAGCTGGTGAAGATCCTTTAGAAAATGGAAAAAATTTACTTTCAAAATATTATGAAATTTCACGGCAGCTTTTTAATAGAGAAAATAGATATACTATATATCTAGAGCCTGGAACTTTTGATTTAGGAAAATCTTCTTTGGTTTTAAATTATCAATGTATTGATATTATTGGTTTAGATGAAAAAGATCGAAGTGTTATAACTTCAGATATTGGAGTTGAAAATAATGGAACAATTAATCAATTAAAAGATGATGTTGTTTTAAGAAATTTAACAATTAAAAATACCAACTTATCTTACATATCTTTATGGCATACAGAAAATTTATCGAGAGAAGATAAACGATATTTTCAAGATAGATTGAATTTATTACCATCTGCATATTTTAGAAATATTGGTCCAGGAGAAAATTTTGGATATACATATATAGAAAATGTTAATTTTATTACCCTCAAAGAATCTGTTCAATCAATGAGAATTGGAACAACTTATAATGGTACTTACAATAATGTTTATGCTGGTAATTATTCTTTTGGTGCTTTTGGATGGGTAAATGGAACTTTTACGAATTGTATTGGTGGTTTTTTATCTTTTGGTTTTGCTGGTATAGAAGTTAATGGGAATTTTGAAAATTGTCATGCGCGAGAAGCTTCTTTTGGTATTCAAGCAACTCAAATAAAGGGCACATTTAAAAATTGTTCTAATTATGGATATACTTTTGGACAAGACTCATTGGAGAATAAAGGTATTTATATTAATTGCGTAACCCATCCTTATGTATAGAGTTCATAATGAATAGTAATATAATTTCAAATTATCCATATAATAGTTTTTCTTTTAATCAAATTAGTGGAAGCAGTAAAGCCGCTTTAGTTTTAAGTGGAATAGAACAATATTTCATAGATCCAATAGTTTTTGTTTCTGGAAACGACGAACAAACTATTCCAATAATTAATTTGAATTTTGGTAATAAAGATATTATTTTAACAAATAATAAGCATAGTTTTCAAATGGGAAAAAATGCTCCAAGTAGCAAATTTGCATTTATTCAATTTAACTCTGGTGAAGCGGCAAGATTTCTATTTGGAACTAAGTACAATGACGACGGAACAATAGTTAGAGATTATATTAATGTAAGTTATAAAACAGGAGTTTTAAATTTAAATAAAAGACCGTATGTTAATTATTCTGGAATAGTCCTAGTTGGTGAAGGAGTATTGTTAAACGGAAATCAAACTATTCATGGGAATAAAAAATTTCAAGGCGCAATACAAATAGGTGGTCCTGAAAACGCTATTTATTCAGATGATGATTATAATCTTGTTATAAGTGGCTTAGATGATACGCCACAAGGAATGAAATTTGTTTTAGCTAATGATACAAAAGAAACATCAATAATTTTTGATCCTGATTATCATGGTTTAGTTTTTCAAGGAGATAGTTATTATTTTCAAAATCGAAGACCACAAATATTAAATACTGGTGATTATTCTCTTAGAGATATAGCTTTATCTGATGAAGTTGTTTCTTTAACGGGAAATCAAAATGTAAGTGGTAATAAAACATTTTTAGGAAATTTAACTATAAATAATTTAACAGTAACGGGCATACAATCTATCATCAATACAAGCAGTATAAACGTTGGAAGTAACTACATGCTTCTTAATGTTACTGGTGGAGGTGGAGTTCACGGTCCAGCAACCGATGGCGGAATTTTCTTCATTACTGGAAGTGGGCTGAGTGGAATAAATGACAGCGGAGCAGTTTTAGGTTATGATTCTCCTGGAAATAAATGGGTCTTTGGAATTGCTTCTAGAAATGACGATATTGAATATTTAAATGAAATAGCTTCAGTTTCTCTTGTCACGGGATTAAGTGGAAAAGCAGTTTTATTAGATGGCAATCAAACTATCGCTGGGACGAAAACATTTTCTAGCACTATAGCTGGGTCAATTAATGGTAACGCTGCTACTGTTACTAACGGAGTTTATACTGCTGGAGATCAAACTATCGGTGGAATTAAAACATTTTCATCGCGCCCGATGGTTAATAATACTGGAGTGCTACTAAGTGGAGAAGCTGCTCAATTACCAAGTACAATAGTTTATACAACTGGAGATCAAATTATTAGCGGAATCAAAACATTTGCAGAAGGAATTAATTTAGATAGTATTGATTCTTTGAATCTTTCTGGAGTTGATATTAGTATAAGAGATGGAACCGTTAATTTATTAGGAACATCAAATATTCCAACCTTAGCAGATATTTTTCCAGCAAGCTCTGCAGTAAGAAGATATAGACCTATGGGCGTTGGAAGCACCACTAGTTCTTCGCCAAGTTATCAAAATATTCAATATTTTCCATTTCTTATTAGAAAAGATGCTGTAAATCCACAAATAGCTATTGAATTAGTTAGTAGCGGTGCCGCCGCACTATCTTCATTTCCAATTAGATATGGTATATATTCTGGGCAGGATGGTTTTCAAGGAGCTAAATTATTTCACAGCGGATCTATTAATTGCACTACAACAGGAATTTTCAAAGCAAATATACCTTTAACTCTAAAAAAGGGGCCATATATTATAGCCACATCAAACACAGGAGTATCATCACCAGCTGCAACCTTTAGGGCATCATCAGCTCAGACTTTTGGAGAAATCTTTGGAGAACCAACCTTTAATACAACTCTTTTTAATGGAAATTCTACTGCGGTTTTTTGGGACACTGGCGTAGATTTAAATGCTACAATTGGGAGCTCATTTGTTACATCTTTAGCCAGAGCTCCTATTCCATGTATTGAATATTAAATATTTTTCTTTTGTAATAATGTGTAATCTATTATGAAAACTATGCTATCTAAAATATTTGGCCCCAATTGGAGATCTAGCTCATCTGGAATTGCAACAGTTGTAGCAGTTTGCACAGCAATAGCAATTCATTCTGATCCTTCACTAGTAGCATTTCTTCCAGATAATGCAGAAGTTTATATACTCGGAATTTCAAAATTAATAGCAGTTGTTTCTGGTATTATTTTTGCATTAACAGTAAAAGATGCAGCAGTTACTGGCGGAACAGTAGCTCAAACAACTGAAGCAAAAGATAGAACAAATGGAGAAAACATATGAATAAATTACAATTAGTCGCAGTTGCTCTTTTGAGCGTATTTCTTGGTGCTTGCGCTACAACTCAAACTGGAAAAGTCGATGTTGCAACAAGTGTTGAAAATACTCTTTCTTATGTTAAGCCAGCAGTAGTATTAGCTTGTACTGTTGTTCTTGATCAAGCAGTTTCTGGTAACGATAGAATTGAAAAAGCTAAGATGATCAACAATGTAGCAGCAATTGTAGAAGCATTAACGGTTGGGACGACTCCAACTCCAGAACAACTTCAAAAAGCTCTTAACGATTATCTTCCAGCAGAAAAAACTCATTGGGCAAATTATGTTACTGTAATCAAAGATCTTTATGCTCAACAATTTGCTAGACTAGACGGAAATAGTGCTCTTGCAGTAAAGGTACTTAACGCTATTGCATCTGGATGTAAAGACGCTACAGCAAGTTACGTAGAGTAATCATGCCAACTGGAATATTAACAGCACTACTTTCAGCAGTATCTGGAATATTCGCGGCAATTAATAACGTATTCGGTGCGAAGAATACAAAAGAAATGAAAGAGCGCCAAGAAGCTCAAAAAGAAGTTGATCATCAAAGTGGGATCGAAAATGCAGTAAAGGAAAAAGATCTTGAACAAGCTCGCAAGCATATTAGTTCTTAATTTTTTTCTTGTTGGATGTGCTACTGTGACACCAAATAAAATAGAAGATGACAAATCTTCATATGACGCAACTACTCCAAAACAATATGATAAAGATAATGGTGGACTAATTTCTTTTGTTGGTGATGATGCGCTTATTACTCGTCAAGCGCGTGAACGATACAACAATCTAATTAAAATGTACAGAATTAAATTTAAAAAAGAAAAAGCAATTGATTTAACAGAAGACGCTGGAATAACTCCTTACAAAGATAATTTTAACAATCAATTATTTCTTATTAGTAGCGAACATCTTGTTTATTTTGGCGTTATGAATTCTTGGTTAAAAGAGAAAGTCCCAGCAGATAATATCCTAGACAAGACAATAGATAAAATAAATAATTAAATATAATATTATATGTTAAATTTATTATTAGTTAATCATAATTTAAAATGAGCCTCCCATTTTCTGATAATTCTAGGCTTTTGATAAAATTAGGTTCACAAGGCGAATTTGGTACTGAAGGAGTAATTGCAGCAAAAGGGGAAGGGGACAAAGGTTGTAGAGCTCTAAATCAAGTTTGCTCAACTGTAGGTCAACCATTAGCTGATCAAACTCCTCTTTTTAAAGCAACTGCTGTAGCAGCTGGAGATCCTAATTGGGATTGGGGTACAGTTTTTTCTACTGGACATTTTTATATGGGTAGATTAACGGGAGTAACCGCCGTTAATGGGATATGCCTTGCATGGAATGGCGGATTAACTAGATGGGAAATAAAACAAACTACATATTTAACTTATGGCACACCATTTGGTTGTAATAATTATCCATGTTATGATCCGCCAGGCTATTTAGAACAGATAACCACAGTAGCTAATTGTACAGCCGCAAACCAAACTAAAAATTCTGTGCCAATAAACCAATGGAGCGCTATTAGCAATTTTTATTTGCCTGTTTCTATAACTATAATGCCACCTTCACCTAGCACACTAAGCTATTCTAATGTAACTTCAAATAGTTTTAATGCAAGTTGGTTAACGGTTGCTGGAGCTACTAGTTATAGACTTGATGTATCTACTTCGCCTACTTTTAATTCATATACAGAATATACAACTAATACTACTAGCCAAGTTGTTAACAATTTATCTCCACTTACAACTTATTATGCGCGTGTTAGTAGTATTAATACAGGTGGTAGTAATTTTTCAAATAATATTACATTTACTACTTTACTTCCTGCACCTCCTACAATGGGTACAATATCAGCTTCTAATATAACTCACTATAGTTTTTATTTAAACTGGAATGCAGTTCCTGAAGCCGTTAGTTATAGAGTCGATGTTTCGCAATCTCCAGCGTTCAATTCTTATATAATTCAAAATCAAACGGCTAACGTTAATGAACGAACTGTTTCAGATTTATCAGCTCTAACTACTTATTATGCTCGTGTACGTGGGGTTAACTTAGGCGGTACAGGAATTTTTTCAAATACTCTTACTATAAATACCATTACCTCTCCTAATTTATCATCATTCTATTATGCTGATAATTCAGCAACTACAAGCTCTTCGTCAAATGTTTTTGCTCCTATTATAAATTCCCAATTAACAGGAGTTGTTATTGGACTTAATGCAACAAGTATTGCAGAAAATGCATTTAATAATAAAAGCTCCATTTTGAGTCTCACTATTGGAAATAATGTAAAGACTATTGGCGCTTTTGCATTTCAAAATTGTTCTGGTTTAACTAACGTAAATATTCCAAATAGCGTAACTGGCATTGGTCAAGACGCATTTAAGGGTTGTACTAATCTAGATACAGTAATTCTAGGTAATGGTATTAAAAGTATTCCATATGGTTGTTTCGATAATTGTAAAAAATTAACAAACATTAATATTCCAAATACTGTAACCAGTATTGGAGATATTTCGTTTGCCCAATGCGAAAAGCTAACAGGAATTACAATTCCTAATAGTGTCACGACTCTTGGGCAACAAGCTTTTGATCGTTGCGGTATAAAAAATATAGTTATTCCCGACAGTGTTACTAGCGTTGGTACACTTGCATTTTATTATTGTACTGGTTTACAAAACGCAGTCATAGGCAACAATTTACAAACTCTTGGAGATGGAATGTTTAATGGTTGCATCAATTTGAAAAATATAACTATCGGTGATAATGTACAGAATCTTGGAGGTGGAACATTTGTCCAATGCAATAATTTAACTCAAATTGTTATACCAAAGAAAGTTCAGACAATTGGAAGCAATGCATTTGGTAATTGCGATAATTTAAGAAAAGTATATTTTCTAGGAAATTTACCAGCAGCGATTAATAGTATTTTTGGTAATAATACTAATATAAATGTTTACAGATATTCAAATACAACTGGATGGGATTCAACTTTTCAAGGGAAAACTGCTTTATTAATTGATTCAAATCAAAAAAAATTACAAACTTTTTCATTTCAAAATATTACGCCACGAAAATTTTCTTTTACAAAACAAAATCTTGGTCGTGGGAAAATGTCACTTTTTCTTGAAACTTTATCATTAAATACATATAGCATTAAATTAAATTTAGGTTATACAATTGGCGGCTGCGGAAATGATTTTGTTTTAATTCAAAATGGTGTTTGGAGTCAAAATAGTTGTGATTTTTATGTAAGGTGGGATAATAAAAATGGAACTTTACCCTATAAATGGAGATTTTACTATGATAGTGATGGTAGAACAGACTACGCTTCTCATCCAACAGCTGGCCCAGATGCTTTACCCAAAAAAGGCTGGAGCAATGGGATGACTATTTCTGAAATAAAAATTAATTTTATAACTTTTGGTCAATCATTAGTGCTTAATAATTTACCGTTTGATTCAAACCCTAACTGTAATTTTTCAATATTTAATAGAACATGGATTTATTTAGATGCACCGAGTTTTAGATATAGACCAATAGATAGTCTTAGTTATTATATAAATACTCCACTAACTCCAGATGGCTATGGTGGGAATGGATCTTATGACATAAGAAGTTCAGATGAAGTATATTTCACAAATAGTTATAATAATAGTGATAAATTTGCATCAAACAATTGGCAATTAGCTCCTTATATTATTGATAATTGCCCTCAAATTACAACAACTCCAGTATTTTCATTATTATAAAATATGTTAAGTAAAAAATCCTTAGATCTTATTCTTGAATTTGAAGTTGGCGGTGGGGAAAACTATTATAATAAATTCTTAAAAAATCCAAGTTGGCCAGGAGAGCAAAGTGGAGTTACAATTGGTGTTGGTTATGATTTGGGATATGTAAATAAAACAGAATTCACAAATGACTGGAAAGAATTACCTCAAAAAAATTTTGATAGATTATATAAAGTAGTTGGAATAAAAGGCATCGCCGCAAAAGATCTTATAAGAGGATTAAAAGATATATCTATTCCTTGGGACCTTGCTCTTAAAGTATTTAACAATAAAACAGTAACTAAATTTTATAACTTAACACAACAAACTTTTCCTAATTTTGATAATCTTCCAGAAGATGCAAAAGGCGGATTGGTTAGTCTTGTATTTAATAGAGGAGCAGCTTTAGAAGGTGATCGCCGCCGAGAAATGAAATTAATAAGAGATGGTATGAAATTAGTATCTATTTTTGATCAAAAAGCATTAACCTTTATAGCTAATCAAATAAGAAGCATGAAAAGAATATGGATTGGCGGAAGTATAGAAAAGGGTATGAGTCGAAGAAGAGACGCAGAAGCCAAATTAATAGAAGATTCATTAAAAGTGTAATAGTTATTATGAAGAAACTAATATTAATATTGCCGTTATTATTAATAGGTTGCTCAGAACCCAATTTTGATAGCAGAGAATTACCCACAAAATATCCAGAAACTCCAACTATGGGCTCTGCAGATGATGTTACCAAAGAGTTGTATAAGAAATAATTAAAATTAATTAAAAATATCCCCTCTGTACGTGTATAATATATATAGACATGAATAATAATTCAGAGAAGCTAGGTTTTGACTTAATCAAAACTAAATATGTACCTAAATCTCGTAAAAGAGCCAAAACTAAAACATCCGAAAATGCCTTGATATTTTCTAAAAAAATTATTGCTATGTTAGAAGATAAAGTAAAAGCTCATAACGAAAAAAACATTAAACAAGTTACTTTATCAAATTTAAAAAGAGCTTATAAAAATGGATTTAATAATTCAAAAAATTTAAATAAAGAAGCTCTTGCTCATGTTAATTTAATGCTTCGCATTTCTCAAGGTGAAGTAAATGAAATTTTTAAAAATTTTAAATCTACAGTTTTTGAAATTTCTGGATCAGAATTTATTATTAAAGGTGATCTAATTCCTGGAGAATTAGACTATAAACAAGCAGAAGAAGATATCATTAATAACGATTTAAAAGATTTTAATTTTAAATCACTTGAAGAATTATATCTCGAAGATGAGGAAGATCGTGTAACATATGGTTTCAACATAGATTAAATTATGAAAAAATATAAATATGAATCATTATTTGCGAATATTAAAATTCGCCCAGTTGTAAGTGAAGAGAAAGATAAATATCTTTCTGTTGCATCGTTAGATAAATTAAGAAAATTTTTACCAAATATAAACACAGAAGACAATGTAGATCTTCTTCCTGTTGCTTTTGATGCATGTGTTGTCAATAGAGTTAATAAAAATGGCGATGTTATTGATGGTGAAACTGCTGCTAAAATAGCTAAAAATTTTGCTAACAAACCAATTAATATTGAACACAATAGAAATCAAGTTATTGGATGTATATTATCTGCTAGTTTTAGTAAATTTGGAACTAACGAAAATCTTTCAGCAGAAGAAGTTAAAGCAATGAAAGAGCCATTTAATATTACTTTAGGTGGCGTTATTTGGAAAATAGTAAATCAAGATCTAGCTGATCAAATTGAAGAATCTAATGATCCAACTAGTGATAATTACATGAGTATATCTGCTTCTTGGGAATTAGGATTTAATGATTATAATCTTGTTGTTTTAGATAATAACGAGAAGAATATAGAAAACGCTCAAATTATATCAGATGCAGCCGAAATTGAAAAATATAAAAATAGCCTTCGTGGTTTTGGTGGATCTGGCAAATTAGATAATAATAAATCAATTTATAGACAAGTTTTAGGTAAAGTTGTTCCTCTTGGTATTGGATTTACGTTAAATCCTGCAGCTGATGTTCAAGGAGTTGCCACTCCTCCAGAACAACCAATTCAAATTGGCTTAAAAGCAGAAGAAAATGCCACAGAAATAGAACAAAAAGATGTTGAAGCAATACAAGAACCTGTATTAGCCTCAGAAAATAAAATTTCCCAAGAGGAAAAATTAAATGTAAAAAAGGAGAGGATATATATGAAAATAACCAAAATTGAAGATATTACTGATTCCCTACTTAAAGAAGCTACAGCTAGTTCTGTAGTTGAATTTATTGCAGAGGAAATTAAGAAAGCTAATGATACATTTGTAGCTGAAAAAGCCGAAAAAGAAAATGAGCTAAAAGCAGCTAACGAAAAAATTGCTAACGTAACAGCAGAACACGAAGTTGTTAAGAAGCAAGTAGAAGAATTAAATGAAAAATTAGCAGCAATCCAAGCAGACCAAGAAGCCAAAGCTAAGGAAGAAGCATTCTCCATGCGTATGGCCGCTCTTGACGAAGAGTATGAACTAAATGACGAAGAGCGTAAAGTTCTAGCTGCTGACATTAAAGATTTAAATGACGAAGCCTTCTCAGCTTACAAAAATAAAATGGCAGTTCTTATGAAAGATAAGAATAAATCAGCCAAAAAAGCTAAAGAAGAAAAAATGAAAGAAGACATGAAAGCTTCAACCATTTCACAAGAAGCTGTTGCCTCAGAGACTGAAAAAGTAGCTGAAAAAGCAACCGATGAAGTTGTCAACCAAGCTGTTGATAACGGAACAAAAGCTTCAGCAGAAATACCAAATTCTGCTCCTGCTGCAGAGCCAACCGTACAAGAAAAGTACGCTAAAGCTTTCAGCTTGGACGGATTTGAAATAAAATAAAACAAAATAAGGAGAAAAATATATGGCTCATAATTTAAGACCATTAAGACAATACGACGAGCATGATGTAATTAATCTTTTTGCATATCAAGGAGATTCAACTCTTGTTCTCGCAGGTAAAGCCGTTAAAGTAGTTGGTAGCGGTTTTATGGCTAGTTCATCCAACCCAATCGAAGACATAGGTAGCGTTGGCGCTTCCTACACAAATGTAGCTTCTTCCCGTTATGGTGCAGTAGCTAAAGTAGCTCCAGCAACCTCTGGTTCAGCAGTTCTAGGATTAACCCTCATGGGAATTCGTGAAACTGATGAAAACGGCGAAAAACTCGTTTATAATCCACGTAAAGCAGCTGAAATGGGCGTTGTTATCAGCGGCCAAGCAGTTCCAGTTCTAACCCGCGGTATCGTTCTATATAGCGGACTAGTTGGAACCGCAGGAGATAACGTTTACGTTCACAGCACAAGTGCTGGCGATTTATCCACAAGCTCTGCTGGTGGAACAAAAGTAGGAAAACTTCTTGGAACAGTAGATTCTAAAGGTTTTGCTCTACTCAAGATCGAACTCTAATTTCAGTAAAGGAGAAAATTTAACATGAAATTAAAATTAAAAAATACCCCAGAACAAGTTGAGCTAATCAAAGCCATGGGCAGCAGAGATGCTACCGTAGCTAGAGAAGCCACTCAAGCATTTGCAGCATTTATCGGCCCAGTCGTTAGCAAAGTTCTAATGCAAGCTGGTACTGCTAGTGCAGTTTACAGTGATCTCGCTTTTGACGAAGATGACAATCCTTCTATCCCACTAGATCTATTCGCTGGTGAAGGCGAAGGATATACAACTGTATGGAGCCAAAACGTCGGTGGTGGTCTACCAACCTCAGAAGTTTCTGGTTTCTCAGAATTGAAAGTTGCTACCTATCGTTTAGATAGCGCAGTCTCTTTCTTAAAACGTTATGCTCGTCGTGGTCGTCTCGACGTAGTAAGCAAAGCAGTAGAGCGTATGACCAATGAAGTTCTCGTAAAACAAGAACGTAACGCTTGGGCAGTAGTTCTAAAAGCTCTTGCAGAAGCTCGTACAAAATTTGACGGAGTTACAGCTGCTGATCACATCGAAAGCGTTAGCGGTGGTGCTCTTACACTTGGCGGACTAAACAGCCTAATCACACTAGTAAAAAGAATTAATACCTCTTATGCTGCTGGTACAACTGATAGCTCCTATGGTCTAACTGACTTATTCGTAAGTCCTGAGATCAAAGGTGACATCCGTGCATTCGCTTACAATCCAGTAGGCGGAAGAGTAGGAACAGGAGTATCAAATAATGATGGTACGACTGATCTTCCAGCTGGTGTTCGTGAAGAGATCTATCGTGGTGCTGGAACCCAAGAGATCTATGGTATCTCAATTCATGAATTGATCGAGCTCGGCGTTGGCAAAAAGTACAACACCCTATTCGACGATTTGACTGCTGGTACTCCAACATTTGATGCAGCAACAGATGAAATCCTAGTTGGATTGGATCTATCTAAGGATGCATTTGTTCGTCCAGTAGCTCGCAACAGCGAAACTGGTGGAACATTCACAGCTCTTGCTGATGATCAATTCGTAATGAGAGCCGACAAAATCGGATTCTACGGAGCCCTCGAAGAAGGCCGCGTATGTATCGATGGTCGTGCTGTCGCAGGATTAATCGTAGCTAACTAATATTTAAAATATTAGAAAACTTGAAAAGCCCAAGGGTTCATCCCCTTGGGTTTTTCTTTTTTATTAGACATATAATATTTGCAACCATATAATAGACTAAGGAGATAAATATGCCTAAAAAATCTAAATTATCAGAATTAAGTCAAACTCACGGTAAAGTTGAAAAGCCAGTTACTCTTGACCAAATTTGGGGAGATACTGGAATTAATAAATACGGCACTCTTGATCCTGTACAGTATGATAAATATGTTAATGATTTAAATAAAAGTGATCTTCAAGCTCACGCAGTAAAGATTGGCCTAGTTCCAATTGATGATAGAAGCACATTAATCTCTAGATTAAAAAGAGAATTTAATAAACATGCTTCTACTTATAAAGTATCATCTTTACAAAAGAAAGAATCAAAACTTTCTAAAAGATCCAAAGATACTCTATCAGAAGGTCGTTAATTTTATTTCGATAAAATAATTGTTCCGTGTAATATTTTACATGGCAACATATTATAATATTACTGGGTATCAAGGCGACTATATAAATTTAAATTTAACTGTAAAAGATGACTCTAATATTCCTATAAATTTAGATGGTTATGATGTAAGAGGTCAAGTTAGGGCTAGTTACGGCTCTACAGGAGTTTTATTGGATTTAAATCCTACAATCTTAGGAAATGGTACTGCTGGAGTAATTTTAATTAACATTGATTCTAGTATATCTAAAGATATTCCTGTGAGTGATCATGTTTACGATATAGAAAGATATCCAATTGGAGTAACAAGTGGAAATAGCGTTAAATTGATGCAAGGAAAATTCACGATTTTGCCAGAAGTAACTAGATAAAATATTAAAAATAATATTTATATAGTGTAATATCTTATATGACTGATTCATATACTCCTGTAAAAATTGTTGATGTTGCTGATGAGATTTATCGCGAATTAGGTGAGCCAAGTGATATTAGTATCCCTAGCATAGCTTTTTGGCTAAGAACGAATTTGGGCAAATTAAATATTTTAATTAACAAAAAATACACCATAAATACTCTAGACCTAGAAGTAGATGCTATCAGTCCAGAAACGTTCACAATAATAGAAAAATCAATCTTTAAGAAAATGTATAATATACATTATTATGATAGACAGATTATAAAATTGATAGGAAAATCTAATAATTTAAATTTAATAAATCAAGATACTTCTTCTAGTGGAGAAAACGCTACAACTGGATCAGCTAATTCTGATAGTATTGAAATTTCAGAAAATGGATTCTCATATAGAAAAACTAATAGCGAAAGCACAAGTCAAATTTATAAAAGAGCAACAGATGCTATTAAAGCAAACACCCAATTTGTAAGGCAGTTAGGTTTAAATTTTGTAGAATTAAAAAAGCAAGAAACCGAAGAATTAAAAATGCTAATTCAAAGTTATATTTTAAACCAAATCAATCCATTGCAGATTGCAGGAGATGACACTATTCCAGCCGCAGATAGACCTTATTCTTATAATTCCTTTATAAGAAATATAGAAAATTTATAATATGGCGTCGCTGATACTTGATACAGAAATAGCCGCCTATAAACAAGCAATAAATGATCACTTCGATACATTTAAAAGGTCAATTGTTGTTCATAAACAACCAATTAAAAATATATTGCAAAATACGACTAATCAATTACTAGGATACGAGGAAAATTCTAATGTAGTTGATTATACATATACTCCTAGAAATCAAACTTTTGACGCAATTATAAATTATAATTTGGCTAAAGAAAATTTACAAATTGATAATGAAATAAAATTAAAATTTCCAAACCAAATAGTAGAAATTAAAGTTAAAGAAGATGCGAAAAATTATATTAATCAAGACATAACAGAAAAAATTACATTCGATAATAAAACATTTAACCTTATTAGCACAGATGTTATAAAAAATTATCAAGGTCTAATATACTATGTTTTTTACCTAAAAGAGACATTTTAATGAAAAGGGTCAATATAAATTTTGATAAAGCATTAGCAAATAATAAAAAATTTGAAAAAAATGCTGTTAATTTTATCACTAATAAGTTTGATAAAGCTCAAGAAAAATTTTTAAATGAATTTAACTCTAACCCAGTAACAAAAGAAATTGAAGCGGGTCCTACTGCGCCAAATATTTCGAATACATTGGGTGGAGTAGGAAATTTATTTAGCTTTATTGGTTTTAATAGTTCAGATAATCCTATAGAAGAATTAAGAGATTTAATTAAAAATGGTTTTAAATTATCTAGGAAAAAAAGTTCAAATTCTATACGTTTTGAAATTGAATATCCAAATTTAAATAAAATAAAAAATGTAACTCGTATGCCTTGGGAAAATGGAAATAGTTGGGCCGTTGGAATTGAAAGGGGCATATCTGGATTTAGTAATTATATGTATAAAAAATTTATTGAAGGAAGATCAAAAGAAGGCTTACAAAGTAAAAATAAAATTAGAAGTGATACATTTAGAACAACAAAATATATATCTGGCATGATAAATAATTTTGTTAAAAATATAGAAAAAATCAAATGAAAATACAACTAGATAACCTTTTGATGTCAAGTATGCTTATGTGGATGGATCATGTGATCTTAAAAAAAGGAGAAGCGTATAAAAATTTCTCTAGTCGATTTTATCCAGTTACAAATATTTATAATGGATTTTATAGTTATGGTCTGCCTTTTAAACAAGTTGTTTGCGATAGTTCTATAAGTGGAGCTAATATACTTTCTGGAGTTTATGTTAATAATAATTTTAAAACTATTGGTCAAAATAATTTAACTGGTATTAGTCCTCAAAATGGTCAAGTTTATTTTACATCTGGCCAAGGAACTAATACTATTAGTGGCAACTATGCAGTTAAAGACTTTAACTTATATCTAACAAATCAACCAGAAGAAGAGATTTTGTTTGAAAGCCAATATCAAGCAAGACCTAAAACTACTCAAACTCCTACGGGTTTAGCCATAGAAGCGATAACTTATCCATGCATATTCCTTAAAAATAATGGAGGTATTAATCAACCATTCGCTTTTGGTGGTCAAGATAATACCCAAATATTAGTTAGAGCAGTAGTTATGGCAGATAATATGTTTAATTTAGATGCACTTTGCAGTATATTAAAAGACACAGCTAGAGACTATGTACCATTAATTAATAGCCCATTTAATAATTTTGGCGGATTAGATAGTGGACATTATAACTATGATACTTTAACCCAAAATATTGATATTGGAGTTAATGGATTCTATATTTCAGAAGTAAATGTAAGCAAAATATTCGCTAATTTAAATGCAAAAAATAACCAAGTATTTCCAGCTTTTATTGACTTTACTTTGAACAGTATCAGATATCCTAGAGCATAAAATTAGTTTCTCATTCTTTTTTTATTACTGTAATAATAGGTACAGATTTAAATAGGAGAATAATAATATGGCAAGAAAAAGAGTAATTTATCAAAGCGAAGCACTTTTCGTAGGTGCAACTGGAGATGCTTCACCAAAACAATTAAACCGTGTTCAAAGCGCAAACTATAGTTTCGAAGTCTCAAGACAAGACATTAATCAATACGGCCAATTAGCTTCAATTGATCGTATCATTCTAGAGCAACCAACAGTTAATTTTGATTTTTCTTACTATTTAAATTCTGGTGAAAACGAAGCAAATTTAGGACTTTCAGTTGCAAGTGGAGTTGGTATAATTGCAACTGCGGGAACACCAGCTTTATCAGGAATTTTAACAAATGGTAGAGACACTAATAATTATTATATTCTAACAGTTGGCGAAGGTAAAGATGCAAATATTGATGGTAAATCTAATGGAAAAGTTATTGGAATTGGAAATGGATTTTTATCATCTTACAGCATGGAGGCTTCAGTAGGAAATATTCCAACTGTTTCAGTCAACGGTGAAGGCATGAACATGAGATTTTATGGTGGAACAGATTCACAAACTCTTCCAACGATTAATCCAGAAGATGGTTCTTCCGTAGTTGGCACATTTACAATTCCAACACCAGTTACTGGTCAAGGATATTCAGCTCTTCGCCCAGGAGATGTAGATTTAACAATTGCTGGAGCAACTGGCGTTGTAGCTTCTGATTTGAAGATTCAAAAAGCTTCAATCAAATTTGATCTTGGTAGAGATCCAATTCAAAAACTAGGAAGCAGATTCGCTTTTACAAGAGAAATCAAATTCCCAGTCACAGTAACAATGAGTGTTGATGCAATCATGGGCGACATTGAAGCTGCAAATCTAGCGGATATTATTAATAATGACGCTGCAAAATATAACTTACAAGTTAAAATCAATAAACCAAACACTGATACAGAAGCTATAAGTTATGTAGTTAGAGGAGCAAAATTAGATTCACAAGACTTCTCAAGCAGCATTGGCGATAACAAATCCGTAACAATGAATTGGAGCGCTCAAATCGGCGGTCCAAACGATCAAGTCGGCGGATTGTTTATTTTCGCTAATAGTTAATATTTAAAAAATATAATGAATCTAGAAAACCCGCTTCGGCGGGTTTTTTAGTGTAAAGGTATATAGGCACAAGGTTCAATAAAGGATAAAGGATTTATGCAAGATAAAGCAAATCTCAAAGAATATTTGATGTTCCAAATACATCGAAATGTCGTTAATTTATATAAAAGATATCTTAATTTAATAGAAGACATACAAGAAGATCACACTAATATGTTAAATAAATTAAATAAAGAGATTGATTTAGAAAAGTTAAAAAATGTTGATTATTTTGATGATAATAAATATAATTACTTAAGAAAGAAGATACTTGATCTTGGGAATGAAACTATTCGCGAGATTGAAAAGAATTTTGACTTTCTTAATATAGAAATAAAAAAATGAAAGCAAAATATTTTAACTATACTCCAGAAGCCATTATTTCAGCTAATCTTGATTTACAAACTACCCAAAGAGAGCTTAGATTTAAATTTGGATTTAATTCTTTGAAGGTAGAAGACATTTCTAGTCCAAAAGTCATTAATAAATATATGAGTTGGACCGAAGAAAAAAGAAATGATTTTATTGTAAAAATTGGAGGCAAAGCCAATTTCAAAAGAACAAAAGGGTTTGTTGAATCAAAAATAGGAGCACCAAATGAAAACAGATAAATATATTTATGAATTTTCTATAGATAATGAAATAGAAAAAGAAGTTCCAGAAATTTCAAAAAACGAGAAAGGCGAAGAAGTAAAAATACTTAAAAAAGTTAAAGAAAAATCTCCAGTTTATTTTAGGATTCTTCGTCCAGATAGAAAGACTTTTGAAGAAGCAGAGCTTTTTTATGGCGTTAAAGTATCAGAAGGAATTAGACTTGGATTGTTAACAAAGTCTTTGATCGCTAAAAGATATCAAGATGATGGTGGAGCTTTAAGCGAATCAGAAAAACAAAGATATGCTACTCTATATGTTACATTATATGTAAAGCAAACCGAATTAGAAAAAGTTCAAGCTAATTTAACTAAACTTGAAAAAGAAGAACAAGAAACCAAAATGAAAGACTTGTTGAATGAAATTCTTAATATCAAGAAAGACTTAGCTAATTTAGAATTACAACAATCAAGCGTATTTGATCAAACAGCAGAAAATAGAGCTAGGAATCAAGTTATATTATGGTGGGTTCTTAATTTGTCATACGTTTCTTATGATGAAAAAATAACATTTTCTCCAATATTCAAAGGCTTGACATTTGAAAATAAATTAACAGCTTACGATCTTATTGAAGATCAAGGTGATCTTACACTAAGCGGTGGAATTAAAAAGCTAGCTTATTTCATTAGTTTATGGTATATGGGTAAAGCTTCCACAGAAGAAGAGTTTAAGTCTTTAGAAGAATTTTTTGATTCATAAAAGTGAATGAAATACTTAAAGATATAAATTTTGTTAAAAAACTTTATAAAGATATAATTAACGAGTATTCCATATACAAACTAGAAGATAAATCCTTTTATTTAAAGCACACAACTGAAGTTGATTTAGCTAATGTTTACGAAAAATATATTGAGTTTTTCGATAAATCAAAAGCTATGGGTATTCTAGAAGAAAAAGATAAGTTAGATTTATTACATGAAAAAAATATTTGGCCTAAAGAAAAAGAAAATAGAAGAATTAAAATTAGAGATGAGATTAATCTTAACGTAGATACTAAGAAAAAATTAATTATTGCATCTCAACAAAAAGAGATAGATAATAAAATAAAAATCCTAGAAGAAGAACTATTTTCTATAGAAAAAGATAGGATAGAATTTTTAGGTATAACAGCAGAAGAATATGCAACAAGAAAATCTAATGAATATCTTATATATTTAACATTTTGTAAAAATGAAAACTTAGATAAGTATTTTGATTCAGAAGATGATTTTTTTAATCTAGAAATAGAAGATTTAATCAAATACGCTAGTTTATATCAAAATTTTAATAGTTTATTCTCAGTTAAAAACCTTAAAAAGACTGCAGTATCTAGTTTTTTTATGAATATGTTTTTCTTGTCAGAGGATAATCCTTATACATTTTTTGGGAAACCTTTATGCAAATTGACTTATAATCAAATTAATTTATTTACATTAGCTAGAGGTTATAAATATAATTTAGAAAAAACTGGGGATACTCCTCCATCTTCTATAAACTCTTTAGATGAATTAGTTGAATGGTATGAGAGTAGATCTTTAATTACAAAAGAAAAAGAAAAAGATTCTGGAAGGGAGTTCTCAGGTAAGACATATATAGGAGCTACGAAACAAGAGCTAAAAGGTATGTTGGATTCTAAAGATGAAGCGGTAGATTTGGTTAAAGAAGCTGACAAAAAAGGTGGAAATCTCTCTTTTGAAGAAATACTAAAAATACACGGCGTTAAATAATATATTATTAAAATTTAAGTGTAATTCTATGAGAGGATTACTATGGCGCAAGGCGATAATATCATTATTGATGTACTGGGGAATACTAGGCCCCTAGAGAAGCAGATTGAAAAAGTCGCTAATACTGCTTTAGTTTTAAATAGCAAAGGATTTTCTCAACCATTAGGTAAAATTAATGGTCAATTAGGAGAATTTGAAAAATCATTAGCTGCATCTAATGCGCGTGTTATTGCATTCGGAGCTTCAGCAGGTGCTATTTTTGCTGTGCAAAAAGCTTTCTCAGAAACAATTAAAAGCGTTATAGATGTTGAAAAATCTCTTACAGATATTAATGTTATATTAAATGCTAGTGCAAAAAATTTAGCTTCTTTTGGTAATAGTTTATTTGATATAGCTAAAAATACTGGACAAAGTTTTTCTGAAGTTGCTTCAGCTGCAACAGAATTTTCTAGGCAAGGCTTAGGTATAGAAGATACTTTAAAAAGAACTAGTGATGCATTAATTTTAACTAGATTAACTGGAATGGGAGTTGTTGATAGCGTAGAATCGATTACAGCAGCATTAAATTCATTTAATAAAACTAGTATAACATCAAATGAATTAATTAATAAATTAGCAGCAGTTGATGCTGGATTTGCAGTTAGTTCAGGAGATTTAGCAGAAGCTATAAGAAGAGTTGGTAGTTCAGCTCAAGATGCAGGAGTAAGTTTAGATCAACTTATTGCATTAGTTACTTCTGCTCAACAAACTACAGCTAGAGGTGGAGCTGTAATTGGTAACTCATTTAAAACTATTTTTACAAGGCTTCAAAGGACTGATACTCTAGATGCATTAGAAGCAATTGGCGTTGCAACAAAAGACCAGCAAGGCAATATCTTGCCTTTAATTAGTATTTTAAATAGTTTATCTAATGTATATGGTAAATTATCTGGAGTACAAAGAGCGCAAGTCGCAGAATTAGTTGGAGGCGTATTCCAAATTAACGTATTAAAAGCTTCTTTGGCAGATTTAGGAAATCAATACTCAATATATTCTAGAGCTTTAGATGTTTCTAATGGAGCTACCAACGAAGCAAATGCTAGAAATGAAGAATTAAATCAAACATTAAGTGCGACAATTAATAAAACTTTAGCAAATTTACAAAAATTAGCGGCACAAGTTGGTAATATAGCAATTGCACCAACATTAAAAAATTTATTAGGTGGATTAAATACTGCATTAGAAAATTTTCAACCAGAAAGTGAAGATATTGGGTCAAGAATTGGACAAGGACTATTAAAAGGAATAGGGTCATTCTTAGGTGGACCTGGAGTATTATTAGCAGCTTCTGCACTATTTAAAATTTTTGAAAGATTAGTTACATTTTCAGCGGACGCATTTAAAAGTTTAACTGGTCTTAATGCTAAAGCCGCAGAACAACAAGCATTACAAGGTCAAATTTTAAATTTAATTGGTAGAAATCCTCAAATTATAGAACAAATTAATAGTGGAAATGTAAATACAGCAAGTTTACATAAACAAATTTTAACTTTGATTGAACAAGAAACTGCTGCTATGCAAAGGCAAGTTGCAGTTGCAGATGCTTTATCTAAAAGTTTAATATCTTCTGGAGTTAGAGTTGCTCAAACTGGACCTATGAGAGGAATCCCAACTAAATCTGCAGGATTCATTCCAAATTTTAACGCTAATCAAGAAGTTGCAGGAGCTTTAGCTGGTGGATATATGCCAGGAAAAGTAAAACAAACATTTATTCCAAATTATGGAATGGTAACTTATAATGATGCAGAAAAAATAAAAAAATTTGATGGATTCAATCAACCAGCAATTATGCCTCCACAAGATAGTCGAGCTGGAAAAAATTATAAACAAAGTTTTGAAAAAGCTCATGGATTTAATCCTTACGCATGGAGTGGTTATGTTCCAAATTTTGCTCAAATTCCAGAAGGAATGAATTTAAGGCAAGCAATAGATTCTAAGAGATTTAATCGTTCAGCTTTATCTAGTCGTTTTACTAAAGCAGAAGTAGAAAAAGAATTAGGGCCATCAAGAAAACCAGCAGCAAAAAAAGTATATGCAACAGGACAAGATTTTTCTATATTAAATATAGGTAATAGCGATTTTGATCAAATAGCGGGTAAAGAATTAGCAAAAGCAATTCAAAGCATTGCTATGAAATTAATTAAACCAAATACAAAAAAATTACCTTCTGCAGATGAAATAATAAATCAATTACAAGCTGATACTTCTGCTTATCCTCAAATTTTAGGAAGATTATTTGAATCTTCAATTAACGCAGCAATAAATTTAGATTTAAATAAAAAACAAGGTGGTGGTAGTGGAACTTGGGATTATATTGGAGGTAATTTTGCTAGTGATAAAGTAAATCAATCTTTATTTGGAGGACAATTAGCAGCTATGCAAGCTCTTCCTTATCTTGATGCCAAATTAAATGCTACAACAGCTGGAGCAAGTATAAAAGGCAAAATAAAAAGAACACCAAGTTTAAAAGCCGCTTTAATTCAAGGGTTAGAATCTGGAAAAGAAATGATTAATTTACCTTTTGGAGTTATCAAATCAACAGGATCATCAAAACCAATATCTTTTTCACAAGAGGATTTAGGTGGCGAAGCATCAGCTCCTAATTTATCTGGATTAAAAGAAGCAATTGGAAGAGAAATTTCAGCTGGTGTACCAGCATCTTCAATTAGAGTTGGATCTTCATCTTCTTTAACTTCGAATAGTAATCCTCTTGGACTTGGAGTTTATAATACAAAAGATGAACCAAGAGGGTTGAATCAAGGAGTTAATAGATATAGTTCTAGATCTGCAGCAAGAAGAGCTGGTGCATATGTAGGTTATATACCAAATTTCGCATTTAATGATAGAAATGCGTATGGAACACCATATTCATCTACTTTACCAAATCAATCAAGTTTAAATTTAGATCAAAAACTATCTCAAATTATAGATCAAGTTGCAAAGAATTTTTCTTCGCTAAAAGATTCAACAGCGGTTGCTACAGAAAAAATAAAGACTTTAGCCTCTTCTACTTCAAAAGTAAAAGTTCTTTTTGATGATAACGCGCTTCCACAATCAATTCAAAAATATAAAGGAGGATTGATACAAGCCTCTATAGCTTTATCTTTAGCTGGCGGATTACTGCAAGAAGCAACTAAAAATTCTCCAAAATTATCAGAAGCGATAGAAGGATTTAGTTCTACTTTAAGTTTAGCTGGAACTGCTGCGCAAATTATACCTGGAAAATTTGGAGTTTTTGGTGCAGCTTTGCTAGCTACGACAGGAACATTTGGAACAATAGCTAATTTATTAAAAGAAAAATCTACAAAGTTAGCAGAAAAAGCTGAAGAATCTGGCCAAACATTAACTGATTTTTCTAATAGTTCTCAAAAATATGCAGATATTTTACAAAAGCTACAAGATGCTCAAAAAGATCCAAAAACATCACCAGAAACAATTGGAAAATTAAATCAAGATTTAATTAGCGCCGCAGGGCAAATTCCAGACGCTTATAGAAAACAACTCGTTTCTATTACAAATTATACAGACCTGCTTGATCAAATGTCTAAAATACAATCTGATTTAGCGAATGAAGAAGCTTACTATAAAGGAGCAGCTGGATTTGAAGACATATTAAATAAAAGAACTGGGACTCAGACTGCTAAAATTTTTGAATCCCTTTCATTGAAACCATTAATAAATCCAAGAGAATCTATTGGAGGTGGACTCAATGCAAGTAGTTTAAGTTTTGCCGAACAAGAAAGATATGCAAAAGTTTTTGCTAAATCTGGTTTTGAGAATACAGATGCTAGAGAAAAATTAAAACAACAACTAGCTTCGGGTAATATGGATATATTTAAAACTTCTAAAAACGCTCCTTATGATCCTCAAGCTTTGCGTTCTTTAGGTTTTAAAGAAAGCGCAGTAGAATCTATAACAAGATTATCAAAACAAGGTGAAGGCGCAGGTGGAAGAGCCGCAGAAGATTTAGTAAAAAGTACTTTAACTAAAGTATTAGAAGAAGTGATAGGTGGTGAAGAAGCTAAAAAATTAACAGAGCAAAGAACTAAAGAGGCCGAATTAATTAATAAAGAAAATGCAGCAAAACAAAGATCGATTGATATAGAAAAATCTAAACAAGATGCATTAGATAATTTTTATCAAAGATTAATACAAATTGGCGATATCCAACAAGAGTATAAGGATAAATTAGCTTTTAATACTCAAGATGTTCAACTTCAAAGAGCTAGTGGATTATTAGAATATAATCGTAGCTCTATGGGCCCACAAAGCGCTAGAGAATATCAAAACTTAATCGAAACAGCTAAACAACAATTAGATTTTGCTAAAAAATATAAAGATCAAGAAACTAAAGCTCGTTCAGATGTTTTACAAGAAGGTTATAAAACCTTCTTAGATCTTAAAAAAGAAAATGTTCCTGGTCAAACTCCAAAAGTAGACGTAGAAAAATTAAATCAATTTCAAACAGTTTTAGGGCAACTTGCAACAAGTGGAAAATCAGCAGATCAAATTGGCCAAGAAATAACTAATTCATTTAATCAATTTTTTGGTGGAACTGCTTATGGAAGTAAAGCTATAGATCTTCAAACTCAAGCTAATAATATTTTAGGTGATAATCAAAGAGCTTTATTAGATTTAAATGCCCAACAAATCAAACAAACAGAATTAACTAAAATCAATAATCAAATTCAAGCTGCTAGTATACAAAAACAAAGAGATATTAAAGCTTTTGGTGGTTTAGAGTCTTACGTAAATCCTCAATCTAATAGTAATATAGATTCTTTAGTTAATAATATACAAGGTATAGGAACTCCTGTTGGTGGTAGAGCAGCAGCTGGAACATTATTAGATACAGTTAAAATGTTTGGTGGAAGTTTAGAAGGTATGGATTTAGGAAGTTTAAAACAAAGAGCTATTGCTGGAAGAGCAAAAGATATAGAATTCCAAACATCATCAATATCTAGACTATTAACTCGTAAAGGAGAATTTGGTTTGGCTGGAGAATATGATAAAATTGGCGCAAGATCAAATGAAATAGCTAAAACACAAGTAGAAGAAGCAATACAAAGTCAAAGAGCAGTCTTAGATATTAATAAAAATGTAGCAACAATTACCAGTAGTTTAAAAACTTTTACTGGTGCATTTACACAACCAAATCAAACTAACGGTTTGCCAAATCAACCAGGAATAAATTTACAAAATGCTTCTAAAGCCGTGGGCGATTTAACATCAGGAATGCGTCAAGTAGAACTTAAAAATACAGATTTATCTCTTAAGGGGAATGTCGCAGTAGATATTAATCAACCAAATGGTCCAATTGAATTTACTATAGATAGTGGCTCTGTAGACAACATTAAACAAGACATAACAACTCAAGTACAAGATTCATTAGCCACATTAAGAACAGATTTAGAAAATAAAATAAAAGATCTAACAAATAGCTTCAATGAAAGAATAGTTAGCGTAGGAGGTCAACGATTACCGCCAACTAAGAAATAACATATGAGCTATATATTTGAAAACGCGACTTTATTAACTTACGATTTAAATAAAAATTATTCTCGTGGAGAAAATTTATTAATAAGCACTAACAAAAATTTAAAATTAAATGGAATTCTTTATAACAGGTACACAAACTCAGACGCTCAAGGAGTCAAAGAGACTTATAGTGGTATTTTAAATATATTAAATAATAACACTGGTCAATACGAAGAAATTATAGTAAATAATTACCATTTAGGATATGGCAGAATAGTTAATATTTCTTTTCCTAAAGAAAATCCTATTTTTGTTGAAGATTATATTTATAGTATAGAAATTGTAGAAACTGGAAATTTTAATACATTACCAATTGATAATAAATATGGCACTGGATTAAATTTAATTGATAATAAGCTATTAAATATTTCAGAAGCTTTAAATTTTAATCATCTTCAAAATGGAAAGTATTCGTATGATCACAATCTTGATATCCAATTTTATAATGATGAATCAGATATAATCTTAAAATCTAAAAATTTAGCTAATACTATATTTAATGATTCTGGAGTTTATTTAGGCTTATTTGGAAAATTTTTTGGATTTTATAATAACTTAATGTTTAGACAAAATGTTATACAAGAAAATTATGATCTAATCAATAAATCTGCATCGTTTCAAAAAAATATACAAATTGATGAAAATTATAAAACAGATTATTCACTAGAGTTAACTAATACCTCTTCAAGAAATGCAGAAGGCGTTCTTACTGTAACTGAAAATGGAAAAATTTTAGGTTTAGAAAATACAGATGAATATACAGCTAAAAAATATTTAAATACAGAAATTTCTGGTTCATTTGATAGATGTAATGCTCTTGCATCAAATTATTATTCTTCTTCAGTTAACAATGAGCCATTTACACTTGGCACTACTTTTGATAAGTATACAAATAGTTTAAGTTATAATGTTTCTTACACAGATAATATTAATTTTTATAGCGGTTTAATTCATATGTATGAGATCACTTTAGAGGAAGGAAATGACAATATTAATTATTATAATAGAAATGGCACAGTAAAATTAAGTAATGCTACTATAGGCCAAATATCTAAAGTTTCAGATAGTTTTTTAAAATTTAAAAGTATATATCAAGAAGCTTTAAACAGTTATTCTAATTATAAATTAATGAATACTTCTAATGATTTTAATTTAATTTATGCTGGAAATATTAATAATGTTACTTATGGAAAAGGCTTTTCGTATAGTATTAAAAAAACAAATGATGGATTTTTAATAACTGGCTCTGGTTTAGGAGATTATGTAAAAAGATTTGAAGCAGAAAATCAATATGATGATTTATCTTTAATGACCAAAGAATATATTATACCTAATAAAGATGATAAAAATTTTCTTTTTAGTAGAGGTTTAAACGTAGAGCAAGTTCAATTATCGAATAATAATACTTCTATTAAAGGAATTTTAATGAGACCCACTGGTAGTGCATTAATTTGGCAAAGTGGTTTCATTGAAAATTATTTACCAGAATTAAAAAATCAAATCTTACAAAATGTAAAAAATATAGGCCAAGATCATATTATAAATACGGCTTCTTTGACTTATGATTCTAATTTAAATTTTGGATTAGATTTAAATATACTTTCGGTAAAACCAAAATGAGTGTTAATATAATAAAATATAATGACATAGAAATAGGTTCACCAACTCCATTTGTGACTCTAGAAAGAAGTCATGTTTTTAATGGTCAAAAATTAGGTAATGTAGATAAAATTAAACTAATTGGTCAACTTACTGGAAAATATTCCGATCTTACTGGATATCAACAGGGACTTATAAATAAATTTAATCAAAATTTTAAGGCTTTTGAAATATATGAAGTTACAGGAAATGATTTTATTAATTTAAGTAAAATTTATCAAAAAAGTGGAGTTATAGTTAATTCTATAAACTTTAGCGAAGGAGTTTATAATGGTATTTTAAAATATGAAGTAGATTTAGTTGCTAAAGATTTTAATTATAATGTACAAAATCCAGTTAATCAATTCACAATAAATAAACAAAATAACACATTAACTTTAAATCACAATGTTTCTGCTCAAGGAATTAATACATCATCAACTAATTATTCAAACTCTTTAGATAATGCTATAAGTTTTGTTAATCAATTTACTGGATTAAACGGAATACCTAATCTTTATATCGAAGATAATATTGGTACTCCAGAATCAATAACAATTTTAAATGCTGCAGAAGCAGATTGGAATGGAATTTATCATAAAGTAAAATTTGGAGATCGAACTGTTTGGCAGCATGGAATTAATGATGAATTTGTAATTGAAGCTCCTAGTAATTTTGCTAGCGATAATTGGCATTTTTATGATGGTGGTCTTACCGACCTTGCAACAAATCCTAGTGTTGATCCAAATAATATTCCTACTAAAAATTGGGATCCAAATTTTGATATTAAAATAAATAGTGGTAATTTTATATTATTAGAACAAAAAGAATCTATTAATAGAATTGATAGCACCTATTCTATTCAGGAAATTTATACTAAAGATTTGCATAGAGATCATGCCAACTATGGTATATTAAGATATACAACAGAATATAATTCTGGTGCGGAACAAGATGTTGTAAATTTTTCAATAAAAGGTCAATATTCAGATTCTGCAATAAATGGAGATTTTGACGAATTAAAGTCTCGTTTCAACTCTGATATAAAGCCAAGTCTGCTTTCAAAATTAAGTGGAAATATGGATTCATTTTATAATGGATATATAAATCCAATTCCATTATCTAATTCTATAAATGAAAATTCTGGATCTCATAGTATTGATTTTCAATTTGAATATGATAATTTGAACTTGCCTAATCCTTATATATCTTATACATCTAATATTTCAAGAGATGAAATATCTCAAATTATTAGTATAAATATAAACGCAGATATAATTGTAAGAGGAGGATCTTTGGTTAGTAGATATGCAACTGCTCAATCAACTTATTCAAGTGCGGTTAACGCATTAAGTGATATTGCTACCTATTTATATAATAGTTTTATTGAGTTTAATGGTTATAATTTTTCATATCCTCTTAGAAGATTAAAATTAGATACAAAAGATAATAAATCTTTAGGAAAAATTAGTTTATCTGCTACTTTTGATGATAAAGAAACTCCATATAATGCAGCAGAAGCAGACTATTCAGTAAATAAACAACTGCCTGTATGGTACTTTAGTCAAAATGCTACTTTACAAAGAAATAATTATATATTCCAAGATTTTGATATATATACTCCTTTAAGATCTAGTTACGACATAAATGTAAAAACGAAACAAGGAACTAATGTAACGCCAGAAAGTATTGGAAATGAACTGCTAAATCCACAAGAAGGTGAAATTAAAAATAAAAAATTTGATTATCAAAAAGAAAAAAATGGTAGAATTAGAAATATAAAAACAAGCATAGAAGTAATTTCTAAAAACAGCTCTGCTGCATTTCCAAAGGATGTAATATAATTTATGCAATTACAATATTTAAATAAATTTTTAAATGATAATTATATTAATACTGATATAAATTGTATATTTTATAATTTTGAACAAGATAGTACTTCTGGGTTTTTTGTTAAAAATTTAATAAATTCTGGAGAAGACCAATATGGCGAAATTAATGGAAATAAATATATTCTTCAAGATTACTTTCCTGGATATTTAACAAATTGTTATGATAAGAATTATAGACCTACTGGAATGGCTTATTTTGAAGGAAACGATAGATTAAAAGTATCTAAAGATCTACCTTTTGAAAATTTTAACTTAATATTAAATATAAAAAGTTATGGATGTAATCCAGACTATATAGATGTTGATCTTGAAAATTTAAGTAGTCCAGTTGGAATTACTTTAGATAATGAATTTTACGGAAGAACTTCTTATACTTCTGGAGTTAAATTTCAAAGATTAGGTAAATTTGTAGTATTTGATAATAGCGGTACATTTGGAGATTATGGTGATTGGTCTTATTTTAATGGGTCTAATTATCAATTAATAACAGAAGGAATGGCAAATAAATTACCAAAACAATTTTTGGGTAAAACTGCAAGCGTTTCATCTCAATTTTTATTTGGCAAAGCTCAATCATTAATAAATCTAAGATCAAAAAATAATTCAAATTATCCATTTGATTTAAAAGTTGCAATTACTAATAATTATAAACTTATGTTTGAGTTCTCTGGATCATATAGCGGTAAATCTATTATATCTAATAAAATTTGTACAGGGGAATTAGCTAATCAAAACATTATATCTTTAAATGGCTCTAAACACAATCTCTCAGTTTGTTATCATGACTTTTTGACAAATAGAAATTTTTGTGAGTCAATAAATACAACCTATAATTTTTTAAATCAAGAAAAAGAAGTATATATTGGTAATAATTTTACTGGTTATAATGAAAATTACTATACTGGTTACAGGGGCTTATTGAGCGATGTTTTATTGTTTACTGGATTTTTGGATCAAGAAACAGAGCTTTCTTTATCTAAACTTTTTATTAAAACTGGAGAACATACTGGGTCTCAAACTATAATCGAAACAAATTATAATCTTTTATCTAGTGGATATTTGACTACTGGATACATTGGCACAGGAATAACTGGATATGAATTAGTAGAAACAGAGCAAGTAACAAATTGTACAAGTGATTGTATTTTTTATCTTAAATCTGGAGTAACTGGTCTTTTAACTGGAGAAGTTATTCAATATCAATTAGTTCAATCCGCTTCAACGTCTTATACCGAAAGTGGAATAACTATACAAGATTATAACTCTGGTAACGCAAATATTTTTGCCAAAAATTATCTTGTACTTTATAAACCTATAGATAATAAAGATTTTATAGAAGTCCAAAGTTACGAACTCTTTAATAATTTAAGAAGCACAAGTTATAGCTTAGGCGGAGATATTTATACTTCTGAAACTAATTTAAATGATAATAAAAATCTTGTGTTTTTTAATGGCGTAGATATAATGTCTGGATATTATCAAATTAATGATATTAAAAAGTTAATAGTTGATCCTTATAAAGGAGATTATAAAGATAATGTATTTTATAAACAATTTCCATCTAATAGTTTTGAATACAAGTTTGATTATACTGGACAAAATCAATTATCGAGAATTACTATTCCATCTAGAGAATTAAATTTATTTTTAAATGGCCAAAAATTAATAAATAATTACAATTATCAATATTTTTATGAGTATAATTTTGGAGATTTATTATATAATGGAGATAATTTAAATTATTTTGGAGATAACTTAAGTATTGCTGCTTATATTCGATTAAATAATAGCACATTATTAACAACTGGCGAAATTTATATATTAGAAGATAATGCTCTAAAATATATAACTGGTTCAAATACTGGGTTCTTTGATCTAAAACCAAATTATGGATCAGATATGATATGGCTAAATGGTGTACTACAAAAAGAATTTGATGATTATATATTATTATCTTGCAATAATGATGTTATACAGGATTATCAACAAAAATCTCCCAAAGAGCAACCGATTTATGCATCTGAATCTTATAGATTTAATGCTATCTAATTTTAGTGTAAATTAATCAAGGAATAAGGTTTATGCCTAGGCAAAAGATAGAACAGGTAACGGTTGGTAATAATCCTCCAGGAAAATTTGCTGGTGGAGATATATTCAATATAAAATTTGATATTGGATATTCTCAAAATTTAGATAAAGTTACCTTAAGCGTAGTTGATGGTGAAGAAATGGAACTTGGATCTAGGTTTGCTTCAATTAAAATAGGAAATACATCTTTTAATGAATGTTATTTAATTAGTTCCGAAAAGAATCTTTCTCCAGGTCAAAATGTTTGTAATTTTAGTTTTACCAATAAATCTTATTTATTAGATAAACTATTTGTAGGATTGGTAAGAAGGCATTGCTCTCCAGACATTTTTGGTGATACAAGTCAAATGGAAAGATCTATACAAATAGTAGCAAAGTGCCCATGTAATGGGGAAGTAAATGAGATCCCAGGGTCTGTAACGAGAAAGGGATTAATTGGTGGGTATGCTATCACTAATAATTTGTTATGCATGGGAGGAGAACGGCCTTCAAGTAATGGTTGCGATATTCCTGAAGTTATGTATTCTGTTGGAAATTTTATAGCCGCATTAGGGCAAAGATCTGGATTTCAAATTAATTTCCAATCTGACTATCTAGGTTATGAAGTAAATTATACTGGAACAGCAAGAGAAGTTTTGTCAAATATTTGTAGAGATATTGCGGCAGATTTTTATTTTGACTGGACCACTAATACTTTAATAATTTATGATTTACAAAAAGGTATTCAGGTACCAACAATATCAAAAAATAATCCTTATCTAGCTTCATATTCAGAATCAAAAACAATAGAAAATACCTATGAAACTTCTTCAGCAGGTTTTTCTTTTACCCCAGGAGGACTTACAACTTCAAATTATAGTTTTTCTAATCCTTTATATTTTACTTCAACATTAGGTTCTGAATTACCGCCAAATCTTAGTGGATCAGAAAAACAATCATTTATTGGTGCAATTTTAGGGAAAATTGATGCCAATGCTAGAAAACTTTATTTTATGAAAAAAGGATTATGGGAAAGAATAGGGTTAATTAACTTTGATGTTTCAATAGATCCGCAAACTGTTTTTGAAGAAGGATTTGATGTTAAAACTTATGTAGATTTTTATAAAAAATTTGGTGGTATGAATGCTAAATTTAATTTTTTTATAGAAGATCCAAAATTAGAAACTTATTGGCAAGGTCAAGAAGAAGCAATTTTTAATAGTTATGGAAGATATTTTTATAGCAGAGATCCAAATCCAGTAAATATTGATGCATGTTATAAAGATGGATCAAAATTAAAAGTTACTTCAACTTATATGCCAGATCTTAACGTTTATTCAAAGGGTGTATATTACATTGAAAAAGAACCAACTTATTGTCCAAAAATAGAAGAATTATTTTTTTATGGTGATTTAGAAAAATATTTTCCAGTATATATGGATTACGCTGGACAAGTAAGATTGTCGCTTTTGAATGCTTTAAGTATATCGGCTGGACAGCAAATCGAAGCGCTTTATGCTCAAGGAAGGCTTCTTTTGGCTTTAGTTCCTAGCTCTAATTCTATACCTATATCAGCAGAATTTAGTGCGCTTACTGATTCTAATAATAATTGCGAGCCAATGATTTCCGATGGCTATTATATAAATAGAAATACTTCAGAAGATTCAAGTCAAGATCCATGCGCAGGACCCTGCAGCGCGTCAGCAGAAGAAGAAATTTGTAAAGCGCAAGTTGGTTGTGGAGGCGGGGCAACTATTGTCAAGAATATTGGACATAGATCTTCTGATTCGGAATCTATAACTATAACTTACGAGCGAAGTAGCGTTAAAATAAAATTGCCAGTAAGAGAATTATTCTATGGAATAGAAACAAAAGATACAGAAATTAGTATACCATTTACAAGTAAATATAATTTTAATGGCGGTATGATTGGAAATGATTCAATAATACCAATGAAAGCTAATTTAAGTACTCAAGATAATTCTGGAGGAACAGAGTATTTCCCAATAAATCAAACAGTTACTGATCCAGAAAAAACAATAAGTATAAAAGTAATTGGTATTCAAAATATAAATAAGTTTCCATTAACGCCAAATGAAGGCTTAAGTTCTTTATCAATGTATATTGATGAAAATGGATCATTTGCAGATTTAAGTTATAGAAGCAGAGCCCCAGAACTTCCTAGTCAAGAACTAGTCATGCAAAGAATAAGACCAAATAAAGTAAGTATAAGAAATTAATTATGAACCTTTCTGGAAATAATATTTTATCAATTAGTGAGCAAACTGGAATTTCTTTTCTTATTGATGTCTCTTTAGATAATATTAATGGATTATGTAATCTAGGTTTTACTGGCATTAATCAAAATATTAATTTTAAATTTACAAATGGTAAAATATTTGATCCAGAAAACAAATTAATCTATACTTATAATACAAATGAAAATATAAAATTATCTGGAAATATAAATCTTAGTGGATATGACTATTATATTAATAATTATTATTTATCTAATATAAGTTCAAAAAGTTATACAAAATTTGATAGATTCTATTTTAATACATCTGGATGCATAGGGACAACAGAGCTTTATATAAATGGGGATAGACCAAATTATAAATTAGATTTTAATAATTTTTATTATGTAAGAGGAAATATTACTGGATTTATAAGCGGAAATCAAAATTTAAATTTTAAAATTTATAGCGGCGATATAATCTCTCCAGCTAATTCTAACTTTAGTATAAATGCAATTCCTTCTTTTAATCAAAATATCTCTGGTCAAAAATATAATATTATAGTAACTCCAGATTTTGATACAACAAAACAATTATACTTAGATAAAACTGGTGATTTTATTTTTGGATTATATACTAATTTTGGTAAAATATCTGGGACATTTAAATTAAATAGCCAATATCTTACAACTGGTTATGTAAATTATTTTGATATAAATAAAATTTCAGAAACATTTTATATTGAACCTGCCCAAGTAAATACAGAATCTTATGTTTTAGGAGTTGATTTTGGTTTAGGAAATGAAACTGGATCATATTCTATAGATAAAAATTTATCATTTATTTTTGAATATGCTTCTGGATATACAGGAACACTTTCACAAGAGATAAGTATAAGTACTGGAATTAATGCTACATTAAGTGGTTTTATAAATGGATCTGGATATCTATCTAAATCATTTTTAGCAACAGGAAGTGGTATAAATTTATTGAATAATAGTATTGTAACTGGAAAAATATACTCTGATGTAAATAAATTTACTTATTTGAATGGTTTTTTAACTAATCAAGCTACAACCCTTGGTTCTGGAGAAGGATATTCTCTAGACACGCTAAGAGGCAGTAATTTTGGTTTTGGTAATTCTCCTAAATTAAATAGCGAAGGTAATATTGCTGCTATTGGTGGAAGCGTATTTCAGCAAAATGTTGTTTATATTTTTAGTGGACGTAATAACACTTGGAATCAAGTCGGATTAATATCTCGTTTTGATAATAATAGTAATTTTGGCAGATCACTATCATTAAATGATATTGGTAATAAAATGATAATTGGTGCTGGAAGTGATGATAATGGTAGTGGTGCAGCGTATATTTATACTGGATTTGGAAATAATTGGAATTACCAAAAATTAACTGGAGCAAATAATTCATACTTTGGTACGAGCGTTGCTTTAAATAAATCTGGAAATATAGCTTTAGTTGGTGGGGCAGGTGATAATAACGGTAAAGGTGCGGTTTGGATATTCACTGGAAATAATTTAAATTATACATTAAAGCAAAAATTAACTGGGAGTTATACAAATGGTTATTTTGGTCAAAGTATAGCTATAAATGATTCTGGTAATGTAATTGTAATTGGTGAAAATTTTTATAGTTCTGGACTAGCATATATATTCACGGGTAATGGAAATAATTGGGATTTATGTAAAAAAATTTATCCAATTGGAAGTAATAAAATATTTCCTATAAGAATTGGTATAAATGGAGATGGAAATTCTATAATTGCAAATTGTTCTTATGGCGCTGGTAGTCTGGGTCATGCTTATTTATTTACAGGAAATGGTCAAGATTGGAATTTAGCAAATACATTTGTTGGAGGAGAAGGAGTCGGTGGAGCGCTTGCAATAAATTCAATAGGAAATAAAATCTTATTAACAAGTCCAGTTATGAATAATAACTCTGGTAAAGCTTGGATTTATACTGGATATGGTAATAATTGGGAAAAAACTTTAAAATTTAGTGGAACTGAAAGTAACGAAAGCATGTCGAATGATTTTTGTTCATTTAATGAAAATGGAAATAGATATATAATTTCATCACGAGAAGTTAAAAAAGTTTCAATGATTTTAGATGATATATCTTATAGCACTATAACTGGTCAAGTTTCTGGATTTGTAGAAAATGGTATTTTATCGTATGAAGACTATATTACTCAAAGCATTAATGGGTCCATTCACACAGGATATGTAAGTTCAATAATTGCAACAGGAATAGCAAGTGGAAATTATAATTTATTATTAACTGGTTTAACAGATATAGCTTATGAAAAAACATTTACTGGTACATTTAATATTATTACTGGATATTGTTATTCAGATTCTTCTGGTAATTTAATTCCTACTGGAAATATTAATTTTAAAAATAATAATTATATAACTAATAATAAATATACTTCTGGATCTAATATACCATCAAATATAAATAAAATAAATATATCAATAGAAAAAAGAAATTTTTATGATAATTATGCTATGTCTGGTAATCTTTATATAACTGGGAGAAATACAATTAATAATTTAGTTACTGGTATAAAAATACCTGTAATATCTAATGGAATAAGTCCAATTATTCCAAATTATATAATCGCTGTAATCAATTAATTATGAATTACAATTTTTATAAAATAAATCAAAAATTATGGACATCTTGTAAGATAGATGGAAAGCAAATATTTGTAAAATATTTCAATATAGGAGCTAGGCAATTTTTTAATAATCCTAATCTTCCAGATTTTGGATGGTTTATGTATGATATTGATGATTTAATATTAATTCCAGGTATTATAGGTTTCAATTCAGCAAATGATAATGAATTTCCTTTTTCTAATTGGGAGGGAGATATTAAATTTTATGAAAGAAAGTTTTTAACTTCTTGTGAAAATATTATAATTAATACACCAACGCCCACGCCAACGCCAACATCAACGCTAACACCTACTCGAACACCAACGCCCACGCCAACGCCAACATCAACGCTAACACCTACTCGAACACCAACGCCCACGCCAACGCCAACTCCCACACCAACTCCAACGCCAACAGAGAAAATTTTCAATGTTTCTACAGGTTGGTTAAATGGTGTGGGGTATGTTTGGATAATTGATGATCAGGTAAATCCTACTCTTACACTAATTGAAGGTGAAACATATTGGTTTAATATAATCGTTAATTTAAGTTTAACATGGCCTCAATTTTATATTAAAACAATTGCGTCAACGGATCGTGAAAATTTATATAATAACGGAGTAACAAATAATGGTAGGCTTCAAGGTTTGATAAAATTTACTGTGCCATATGATGCACCATCTACTCTTTATTATTCTACTGCTAATCTTAATCTTCCAAATCAAAAAGGTACTATTAATATAGTAGACGTACCTCATACTCCAACACCTACTCCAACACCTACTTCAACACCTACTCCGACGCCTACTCCTACTCCTACTCCAACACCTACGCCTACTCCTACTCCAACACCTACTCCTACTCCTACATCGACTCCTACGCCTACTCCAACACCTACGCCTACTCCTACACCAACACATACGCCCACACCTACGTCTATTTATGTAAGTTATACCTCTTCTCAAGAAAATATTCCAATTCAAAATGGTGCGACGAATTTTTATCCAATAAAATTCAATGTAAATAATATCAAAAGAACGATATTGAAGGTAAGTTTAGAGTTAGAAGGTTACAGCCATCCTAACGCTGATGATATATCAATGCTTTTAGTTTCTCCATTAAATAATGGAGTTTTAATTTCTAATTGTTTAGGTGGGACTAATTTCGCAAATAATATAAATGTAATTTTTGATAAAGATGCAGAAACTGAATGGGATGGATATAGCCCTGGTACTTATCAACCAAGATATATAACTAATGATGGCAATTGTAGCAATAGGAAGTTTGCACAAGAAAATCAAGTCGCAGTAAGATTTGTAATAAGTGATAATGATGACGTATCTTTTACAGCTAATGGAGACAATAATAATGAATACTATGTCGAGGGTAATTTTCGTTTTTATACATATTATCTTTCTCCTGGAAGCTCTCTAGTTATTAATTTTCTTGTAAATAACCCTCTTAATTCTAGCGGAAGTTCAACAATATTTTTTAATCAAGAAGTTCTAGCAATCAATTCTTGGCAACAAGGAGCTACATCAATTTCAACACTTCAAACTGTAATACCAGGTATTCCGCCTACTTCTACTCCATTTCTTCTGCAAGATACTACGGTAAATAATTATTCAACTGATTTATCTATATTTTCTAACATGGGAGTAAACGAAACTAATGGGATTTGGAGACTTTATATTCAAGATTTTACGCCATTACATGAAGGGAGTTTATTTAGAGCTAGATTAAAATTTTATATGGGAAATTGCTCATGTATGGAAGTTACAAATAGTAATATAAAAAGAGTTGGTACTTATTATAGAGATAATATACCAGACCCAGAAAGCCTTTATGAGCTTAAATGTAGTGGTCCAATAGATTTTACTGTCACAGATTCATCATGCGGAAATTTTGGAGAAGTTTTAAAATGTACAAGTTGTAGTTCATATTGTGATAAGTGTAATCTATCTTGCCCTTGTGGAGAAACATGGGTAGGTTTAAATTCCTTAGAATGCTATCAAAAATGCGTAGACTGCTGTCCTTATCCAGTACTTGGATGCAAATCTTATTTAACGTTATTCTATAGTCAAGCGCACGTCGATATGTATTTTGCTAGTAGTAGTGTTGGAGACGACAGAAAACAAAATTGCGCTGAGAGTTTTGGGAATAATGATGGCAATCCATTATCATGTTACGAAGGATACTCAGAGTGTGGAGATGGCGTTGCAGTGACATTTGTTGCATCTACCGCAGACGACTACATGTTAGCAGAATATGACGGCGTAATTTTATCTGGAGGTAATAGAACTTCAATTGGGGGTGGCAGTACTACTTTTTATGTCGTCCCAGGAGGCACAGCAAAAATAACATATGGAAATAGCATTACAAGTTGCGGAAGCTATGACTCAGGCTCCATAACTTATGCAAGAGGAAGCGCTTCTAATTCTACGCCTTATAGATGTGGTAATGGTTGTCAAGGACAGAGCTATGGCCTATGTCCTGCTGCACCGTACGAAATGACTGTGGTGTCATTAGCAATCACAGCACCAAGCTAAGAGTAAATTTATGGCAATAATTAAATTCATCCAAGATCTTAGCAACGAATGTTGGGCAAGTTACCAACAAAGTGGAAATGTTTTAAATTTAGGCACAGATAATTGCCCAGTAAACTTAGTAGAACTACAATACAAAGATAGTCCAAACTATATACAAGTATATACAGATTCAAATAAAAATGAAATATTTTTAAATAGTGCTACTGGAAATGCTGGTTATACAGCAGCATTAGGAACAGATAGTGCAACAGCAGTTTTAGAACTTTTAAATCCAAACGATCAAGGAATTCAATTACTAACAGAATCTAATAAATCATCTATTCTTATAAACAAAAAAAATAAAACAATTTCAATTGATACAATTGATTTAAGTTCTGCTCAAAATGAAGCTCAATTTAGATTAGTTAATGATGGAACTGTAGATCCACCTTATGTAATGTCTACTAAATCTTTTACAATTCCAGGAGTTAATAACAATTTTAATCCAGTAGGTTCAGAAATAAATAGTTTATTTGAAGCTGTTGGCGCACCAGCAAATTTAAATTGTTTTGGCGCGACTGGAGCTACTGGGCCAGTAGGAGCAACTGGTGCAACTGGAGCTACTGGTGCGACTGGATTAACTGGCGCAACTGGCGCGACTGGATCTGGTGCTACTGGTGCAACTGGAGCGACTGGTGCAACTGGATTAACTGGCGCTACTGGATCTACTGGTGCGACTGGAGCTACTGGAGCAACTGGTGCGACTGGATCAACTGGCGCAACTGGCGCAACTGGAGTTGGTGCCACTGGAGCTACTGGTGCAACTGGTGCAAGAGGTTCTACTGGTGCGACTGGTGCGACTGGTGCAACTGGTGCAAGAGGTTCTACTGGAGCTACTGGTGCGACTGGACAAAAAGGAGCAACTGGTTCCACTGGAGCTACTGGCCCGACTGGTGCGACTGGTGCAACTGGACAAAAAGGATCAACAGGAGCAACTGGTCCAACTGGCGCTACTGGGGCAACTGGACAACAAGGAATACCTGTATTTTCAAAAGGTGCTACTGGTGCTACTGGAGCTACGGGTGCTACTGGTGCGACTGGTCCACAAGGAGCTACTGGAATACCTATAAATATTATTGGAACGACTGGGGCTACTGGAGCTACTGGCGCAACTGGAGCAACTGGTGCGACTGGATCTACTGGTGCGACTGGTGCAACAGGTCCAGCTGGCGCGACTGGCGCGACTGGCTCGACTGGTTCGACTGGCATTTTAATGCAAAGTACTTTCACCTATAACGGAGTAACATTTTCGCCCAGAAGAATGTATGTTTGTATAGGAGGTCAAATGAGATATGTATACATATTTGGAGGAATACAATAGTGCCAAATGTATTAAAACAAGTACAAGATCTAGGTGGAATATGTTGGGATAAATATATTAGCGGATCTGGTCTTAATGCTCTATATATTAACAGTAAATTAGATGAATGCGCTGTAAAACAAATAAATTTTAACTCTAATTTTCCAATAGAGACTGGTATAGACGGATATTTTAATAATACAAAAATATTTACAGATTATAAAAATAATTATTTTGCTCAAAAAACAACAACTGCCGAAAATCAATTTTCAATTAATTTTAATACTTCTAGCAGATCTGGAGATTTTAAAATAGGAGATTTATTAAATACTAATAATAATATATTTAATGAAATTAATTTACATACAGATATAGATGAAAGCAATATAAACTTTTTAAATTCTAGTACAAAAAATATATTTATAGATACATCAGATATACCAAATAATTCAACAGCTAAATTTAGATGCATAAAATTCGATCCAAATGAAACAGAACGAACTTGCATTAAAATATTATCAACAAAAGAAATTTTATTAAAATGCTGTGGTAGTGGAGAGCAGGGAATTGGAGGCGGTGGCGGAGCAGCAGGAGGTGCTGGAGGTGGAGGTGGCGTAGGTGGTGGAGGTTTAATTGGAATAGGCGGACCTACAGCGTTTGGATCAAATGGAATCGCTGGTTTAGATGGAATAGCATATATTGGGGTTGGTGGGTTAGATGGACAAACTGTTAGAGGAGATAACGGAAACGCTGGATTAGATGGGCCAGCCGTGCAAGGATCGCAAGGACAAAACGGAGACTCTAATAGTGCAGTTGGATCAGATGGAGTTGCTGGTCTAGATGGAATAGCATATATTGGGGTTGGACCAGGTGGTTTAGATGGACAAACTGTTAGAGGAGATAACGGAAACGCTGGATTAGATGGGCCAGCCGTGCAAGGATCGCAAGGACAAAACGGAGACTCTAATAGTGCAGTTGGATCAGATGGAATCATTGGTATTAATGGACCAGCATACGTTGGAGCTGGTCCACAAGGTTTAGATGGAGAAGTCATTAGGGGGGATAACGGAATTGCAGGAACAAATAATGAAGGTATACAAGGATCAAAAGGTCAAGATGGAGACGTAGGCAATACTATAAATGGAACTATAGGTATTCAAGGCCCCCCAGCTGTACCAAATCCAGCTATTCTTCAAGGCGATGGTGGAGAAAATGGAGTTGGAGCATCAATAGGTACACAAGGAAATGCTGGTATTCAAAGTCAAGGACCATTTTTTCCTCAAAATTCTCCAGGAAATAAAGGGCTAAATGGTCAAAATGGAGTTCAGTCTTTACTAAAAGTAAACGGATCTGAAGGCGTAAGAGGACAAGCTTTTACACAAGATGGAACACGAGGAGTAATTGGTACAGTTGGACCAATAGAACCTATTTCTACATATGTGCGTGATGGTTATATTAATAATGGAAGACTACAACAGAGATTAGTTATTTATGGAATAACTGGATTTTTAAATCCTTTTAATAAAAATGACACTACAAATAACCCAGTGCAAGGCACAATTAATAATGTAATTCAGTAGTCTTAATTACTTTGCTTTTTTGATTCTATCTATCAGTTCGAATATTTTTACTTTTGGAATGTCATTAATAGTATTTAAATTTTCAGCATTATCAAATTTTTCTTTTATTAATTTATTTTTTAAAACTTCAAAAGTTACGCTTCTATCTTTCATAACTTTTTCTAAAAGAACATGTGGAGAAGTTGGGTTTTCTTGAATGGATACAGCTTCATCAAGAAGTTTAGCGTCTCCAAGCTCTTCTTGAGATACGATATTAATTTTAAGAAAATTACGCACACAACGAACAAAAGCTCTATTCTCAGCAATTGCAGCTAAGAAAAATCTAGCAAAAGATTTTGTATTATTACATGTAGCATCAGCAAGAGCTTCAAATACTATTTCTTTATTATCTGTTTCATAATTTGGAATCCAAGTTATACGACAACTTGTTGCAAAATAGCTTTCTGTTGCAGAAACTACATTGTATTCTACTCTTGTATAACCACGTATTTGAGCTAGTTCTTTGATGCCACCTAAAAGAATAAGAAGATCTTTATCTTGAAGTTTTGAAACGTCTGCTTCTTGGGTTTTTTGTCTATTTGGTACAAGATGTTCGGTTTTAACCATTTTACGCCAATTAATCGTACCATCATCATTAAAGATATAGTTTAAATTTGTATCGTCAATAAGACCATATTTATTTCTTGTAATAATATTAGGAGGTATTACTTTTGGAATATTTAGATCTGATACAATGTTAATGTTCTCAAGCTCTTGACTACCAATTGAAATTGTTTGTTGATTATCTTTAATTTTTGGACTCATCTTATGAGTATATCTGTTATATTATGAATTGTCAATAGTAAAAATATGCAAATCTTGTAAATCTTCCCAAAAAGCTTCATTATCAGTTATATTTTGAGAATTTTGTAAATTATTTAACCATGCATATTTGCCATTAAAAATACCTTTTGATGAGAAATAACTTTTAGAACATCTAAAAAAGATTTCTTTATCCTTGGGCAGTTCAAAAGTCTTTTCATTTTTATTCTTTTTAAATATTAAACCATAATCCATATATTTTAATTTAAAGGTATTAATAGTTTCGTCTGTTTCTTCTGATATCAAAGTGTACTGAATATTATTATTTTTAATTAACTTAATAAAATTAGGATCATTATCTTTATCTAGAATATAAACTATTTGTAATATATTTGCTTTTTTATTTTTTATTATATCTGTATTAATCGGTTTTTTTGTTATTATTATGGATTTTTTATAAGATAAAAGATTATTTAATATAGCTTCATCAAAACATAAATCCATTCTAACTATTAGATTTTGAACATTATTCAAAATTTCTAAATTAAGTGGCCCATCTGGAATAACATCTAATGTTCTATTATGGAAATTATTTCCAATAAAAATTGTATTAATCATACTTCCATATTTAATATTTAATAAATTTAAAACGCTTGTGGTTACTTCCTCTGGATTGATAGAATTAATTGATTTATGATTTAGATTTGAGCCATAAAATGGTTTTGTAAAAATTTTTGGATATAATAATTTCTGTTTAGATTTTTCTCCCCAATATGGTTTAACATTTTCTATATTTATATTATAATAAAGCCCAACTATTTTTTTGCTAAAAGAAGAAGCTATATGATTAGCTACAGTATCAACACCTAAAACAAGTTCTGAATTTTTAATAAGATAAGTTAAATTTTGAAAATCAATTATTGACTCATCAATAAAAGCGCAATTAGTGTATTTTTTAGAATTTTTGTCACCAATTTGTATTATATGAATTTCTTGCGTTTTCATGAATTGAACAAGCGTATCAATAACTATTTGCCAATGATCATATTCTGCTCCATTTTTAGTATTTTTAGGACAAAATATTATATATTTATTAAATGGTACTGGAAAAAATTTTTCATAAATCTCTGGTTTATTTATTCTAATTCCACAAGACGTCGCATATTTTTCTACTAGGTGCATAATTAATTTTATTAGTTATTTAAATTAAATTCTATTTTTGTTTTGCCATTATGAGTATAATCAATTAATCTTTGAGTTCCTAAATAAGGCAAGAATGCTATTTCAAAAAATCCTTTATGATCTCCAATTCCTTCTAGCCAAAACAATTGATCCATTTGAGGAAAGTATTGAATAATTTTGTCTATATATTTATTTCCTTTTAATATAGAGAAATATTCCTCTTTTGTAGCTACATATAATTTATAATCTGGATATTGTTTTTTAATATTCTTAAAAAGGCTTGTAGATAAAAATACATCTTCTGCTGATTCTGGAATTACATAAATCATTCTTTTTCCATCATCATCTTTATCTAGGATATCTTGAAAATCTACTTTTTTCATTTGTTGATTTTCTTTCGTAGCGACTTGTCTGAAATAATTTTCTATATCTTGCCTTTTCATTCCTTTTTCTATTTCGTGCATCCAATATTGATGCCCACTATCATTTTGATCAACATTTTTCATTTTTAGAATATTGTGATACATGAAAATCAACCATTGAGAATTATCTTCTATAACTGGTATTTGGCAAAATGGATCTCTAAGCTCTTCGTTTTCTATTGAAGCAAAATTAGCTTCTGGAGAATTATCTATAAAAGATTCAAAAATCTTGCCTATGTTTTGTATAGAGTAATTTTGAATTGTCCATTCTCTAGCTTGTTTGCCAAGTTTAATTTTTTCCTCTAGGCTCATTTTAAAAACTTTATTTAAATTTTGTGCAATTGATTTAGGATCAGTTGATGCTTTTTTAAATTCTGTTCCATGCTCTCTATATTCAAACCATTCTAGGGGAAGAGTTGCAGCCCCATCTACACACATATCTTCTCCGCAACTATAATTTGTTACTAATGTAATTAATTCTGCAAGTTTAGCTTCTTGAATAGGAATCTCTTGGCCACCGCTAGTAAAAGGATGACAATATACATCCATTAAATTATATATTTCATTAAGTTGATCTTCATCAACTCCAATTGATACATTTGAAGTCGTCTGAGATTTTTCAGAACCACAAAATCTACAATTTAAATCATGACCATAGAAAGGTTTTATTTCATATTGAAAACAGTTTTTACAAATATAAGTTGTTAAAATTTCTTTTTTATCTATTCCGTATTCATCTGCTAATTTATGTATATTCCATCCTTCGCCCCAATGCGTGTGCAAAAGTAAATAGCTTTTAACTTGTGGGTTTTGTTTTTTCCATAACGAGTAACCTTCTAGTAAATTTGGAACGCTTTTTCTTAATTGATTTCTAAATACGAATCCAATGATAAATGCATCCTCTTCTATATTAAACCTTTTTCTAAGCTCTTTTCTTTTGGAGTCATCTAATTTAAAGAAATTAGTTGTATCAAGTGGGCCGTGTACAGTTTTTACATGAGGATGACCTAATCTATGCAATTCTTTTGTTGCAAAATCGCTCCATATCCAATAATTTTTAATCTTTGGAGCTTTTTGAAGTGCTGTAGGTAATATAGGTAAAGAGTCAAGCGTTGTCCATAGAACGGAGCCAATTTTATTAAACCATTTTTTTTCTATTGCAAAATCTATTCCCCAAATATCTTGTGCGGCAATATATATATCTGGCTTTTCTTCGCTAATAACTCTATCCAAAAGATAAGCCCCATAACTTGCTAATCTAGCATTATTAGGGTCTTTATTTAATTCTTGTATTTCTTGTGGACTATCTGGAAGAGTTCCCACGGATTTCCAAGGAGTTTTCTTAAGTTCTGGATTAGAATATTGTAATCCACAGCAATACTCTACGACTTCATATTTTCCAGTATTATATAAATATGTTAATAAATTTTTAGCAATTTTAGCGAAACCAGTTTTCGCTAAAGCAAAATCAGATTGATATAATATCTTTTTTTTCTTCATTCAACTACCAAAGCTCGCTGTCTTCTTCTGTAGTTGTTTCTTTTTCTTTGGTTTCTTTAGGGTTATTTTTTAGTTTTTTAATCATTTCAATTCTTTGAGATTCAAAAACTGAATCCAAGGCATAAGCTAAAAATTGTCTTAATAGTCTTGCTTCACTAAAATATAATCCAATTAAATAAGATTGCTTATTTTCGCTGTTTTGTTTATCTGATTTAGATACCATATAAGAAAAACCTACTTGCTTTTCATCTCTAATATATGGAGCAAATTTAATTTGTGTAGTTTGCTTTTCAGAAGTATGATAAGCTGAAAACTCTGCATTTCTTTCAATTGCATCTAGAATTCCAGCTGCCTCTGTTAATGAAAACTTAATTTTTACGCTTTTATTAGGATTATTTTGATTGTCTGAAAATGATCCGATCTTCTTGGCTTCATTCCAAGAGCTTTGTTTAATTAATGAGCTCCAAATTGAGCTATCTTTTGCATTTACTGAAAAACTACAAGCTGTGCCTGTATTTTTGCTATTTGGTTTATAGTATGTAATCATATTATGAATGATATATTATATTTAATTAAATGTCAACCTTTTTTATTTCGCTTAATTTCATATATATTTCATGGTCTTGAATAGCTATTAAATCAGCAAATATACAATCTTCTTTTTTAATGCCTTTAACAATTACAATATTTCCTTCTTCTGGATTTTTACCACCATTGAGATTTTTACAATTTTCAATTTTATCATTAAATAAAAGCACTGTAGCTAGTCCAGTTTCATCTGCGACCTTTAATCTGAAGTATTTTGTTTTCTTTTCGTTTTTAGATGTTCCAGAGTAGGTTTCCTCTACTTGTCCAATCAATACGGCTTTTTGATTAAGTGGCAAATCTTGAATAGTATTAATATATTCTAGATCCTCTCTTTTTTCTGAAAAGATGTCTTTTAATGTTCTTTCGTAGCTATATCCCAAAAGCTTTTTCTCATAATACCAGTTAGCGAAACTTTCGCTTTTATTATTTTGATTATATATTTTTAAATATGGTTCATATTTCTTTTTAATTGTTTCTAATCTTGTAGATTTTATGATAATTTTATTCTTTTCGTCTGTAAATTTATTAAGATGTTTAATGATTCGTATTAAATCGAAATCAAATTTTTCAGCAAAAGATATTACATACTTTTTTTCTTTAGCGGTTAAAATGTTCCATAATTGCGCTTCTAACACTATTTTACTTCTGCTTTGTTTGAAGCCAGTTAATGCACCAGCTTGAATTAATGAACATAATACTCCGATATTTAAATCTGCTTCTTCTGCTGCTTGAAATATTTCAAATTTATTAGAATACTTATTTCTAAAACTATTTAGTTTTTCAATAGATTTATCTGAGATGCCTTTTACAGAAAGTAATCCAAATCTAATATCCTCGCCTTCTAATGAGAAATCCATTTCAGATTTAATGATATGAGGTTTTAATAATTTAATATTGAAATGCCCCATTTCCTTTTGAATCTTAGATATTTCTCCAATTGGATCTGGCTCGTTTCTTGTCATCTTTAACAAAGATAAAAAGAATTGTTGAGGATGATTAAATTTTAAATAAACAGTAATTGCAGCCAAAGCAGCATAAGCAATTGAATGTGATTTATTGAATGAATAGTTCGCTGAGTCTTCCAAAATCTTCCACAATATTTCTCCTACTTCTTTTGGAAGTTTATTTTCTTTTATTTTAGATTCAATTTTCTTTTTCCAAGTTTTAATTTCTTCGGTCTTCTTTTTACCTACGATTCTTCTTAAGATTTCTGCTTCGTCTAGAGTGAAACCGATTTTGTTAGCCATTTTCATTAATTGCTCTTGGTATAATGCTACTCCACCAGTTTCTTTAAGAATATCATCAAATAATGGATGGATACTTTCAGATTGTTGGAAGTTAGTATGAGCAGCGTATTTATCAACGAATTGCAAAGCTCCAGGTCGAGCTAATGCCAAAACTCCGCTCAATTCTTCTAAATTCTTTGGCTTGACTTTTTGACATACTCTAAAATTAGTATCCGCTTCAATTTGGAATAATCCGTGTGGAGATTTCAAATCTTGTAGGGTTCTATAAATAGATTCATGATTCAAGTCAATATCTTCAATATTTATTCCAATGCTTTTACATACGTCATGCACCACCGATACGCTTCTTAATCCTAGAATATCAAGTTTAATATTAAATAAACTGACCCAATTCATATCAAAACTTGAAACTGCTTCTTTATCACTTGAAAATTCTGTTGGGCAAACCTTATCTAAATTATGATATGATAATAAAACTCCAGAAGGATGAACCCCTTTATTCTTAATAAGATCTCTTAATTTTAAAGCTATTTCATAAACTTCTTTATTTTCATCGCACCATTCTTTGAATTTAGGAACTTCTTCATAAGCGCTAGTGATATCTTTTACTTGTCCATATAACTTTGGTATAAGAGAAGAAGTATTAGTCATTTCTTCTTCTGATTTTTCGCTTACAATTTTACCACATTCTTTAATAAGCAATTTTCCACTTAGAGTATTAAGCGTTAAAATTTTGCTTGTTTTACCTTTAAACTTGGTTTCAAGATATTCTAGAACTTTATGACGATTATAATAACAAATATCCAAATCAACGTCGCACATTAAACTACCATCCAAATACGTTACTCCATCAATAACTTGCTTTTTAGCGCGAATCTTGGATATAAATCTTTCAAAATAAAGGTCATATTTAACTGGATCTATTCTGGTTACTCCAACTAAATAAAGAATAAGAGATCCAGCTGCAGAACCTCTACCTAAACCAACTGGAATATTATTTGTTTTACAAAAATTAATAACATCCCAAACTAATAAAATATAATCAATAAATCCAAGATCTTTTAATGTATCTAATTCATATTTAGCTCGGTCTATATATTTTTTATATTCTGGAGAATTTTTATCTATTTTTAGATTTTTGAAACCATCTAAAGATAAAGCTCTTAAAAAATCATAATTTGAAGAATCTTCACTAATATTTAAATGTCTTTTTGAGGCTGAATCAATTAAAAATTCTGGTAATCTTACTCCATGTAAGCCTAAGTCTACGTTCTCAAACTTTGAGGAGAATTTTTTATCTTCTAATAAATTAATCATTTTCGTCCATTTCATCGTTTATTTTATCAATCTCTTGATTAAAAACATTTAATCCACTAGCAAGTATTTTCATTGATTTTCTATCTTTTAAAGAATAAAAAACATCAGCTTTACCATTCTTTTTGCCTTTTTGAATCGTAATTAAAAGATATTCCGTATCAGAATCATCTAGTTTTTGTATCATATCATAAATATTATCCATTGAAGCCATATATTATACCTCTACTTGCCATTTCAATTTATTCCATACTTTTAAATTTAAGTCAAGATCATTTATAGCATCATGCAATTGATCATAATCATGATCTACGCCATTTTCTTTACCTAGAAAAGTCAAAGAGCTTTTGACATTCTTTTTTCTTGTATGAAAAATTTTATATTGATATTCAGTTAAATTATCTTTATTTGAATAAGGCATATTATATTTTATACCTCTAGCTAAAGTATTTGTATCTATAAACTTTGGTACAAGATGTTGCCAGCTACATCCCATATATTTATAATACTCTTTAATAAGATAAATATCAAACCCTAAAATATTATGGCCTATAATATAGTCTGCATTATCAACCCAATCTTTAATTGTTGGGAAAATTTCTTTTGGATCTAAACCGTCTCTTAAAATTTTCTTGTGGTCGTATCTAGTTATATAGGCAGCTGCGTCACTTATTTTTAAGTTTGTATCCCATTTTATGTAAAAATTTTTTTGATCAATTTTTTGATCACCTTTAACCTTAAGCATAGCAATCTGCCAAGGTAAATTATGACAAAAATTAAGACAGAGATTCAAAGTCTCACAATCAATAAAAACTAAAGTTTTATCTTTATTATATCTAAGTAAATGTTCGTCCATATTAATTAAATTTTAATAATTCTCTTTGAGGTATAAACCAAGCTGGTTCTCCATTGTTAGGATTTTTTAAAAATCTTTCTTGGATTCCATCTGTTCCTATGATATATCCTTTTATATTATAAATTGGCATAGATCCAGTTACTAAGACAAATTTTTGTTTTAATTTAACTTTATCTTTCTTTCTTAAGATTAAGCATCCGTAATCTATATTTGTATATCTAACTTGCCAATCTTCTCCGACATCTGGAGCATTAAAAGTATTTACTGCTCCTACCCAATCTTCACCAATAAATTTAGCAAAAGCCAATTCCGCTCCAGCGGCTTCAATATCATTTGACCACCAATTTCCACCTATTGGTGGACCATGATGAGACAAATCGTTTAGTTCTCTAAATACGTTAGTCATTCTTCTTTTGACTCCCATAATCGCAGCTTCTATGGCTTCTTCTTTGGATAAGACAATTTTATTTATTTGTGTTTGCATAATTTTTCCATTCTTCAAAAGAAAATGAGTCGCTAGACATATGTTCTATTTCTGGTTTATTTAAAGTTGTTCTATTATTAATACATCTAAAAGTGAGATAAGATTTAAAGTCTTTTTTAGTTTTATAATAAATACTCTTGACAGCAAAAACTTCTAGATTATTTTCTTTAATAAAGTTTAACATTTTATTTTTTACTATAATATCAAATGGTAGGTCATTATCTTCTATGAAGACTATTGGTTTTGTAAATGAAAAATTAGGAACACATATAAAATTTCTTAATGTGTTATTGTAAATAAAAGAATCATAAAATGGTATGCACAACAAAAGATCATTAGTCCAATTTTCAGATAATGTCTTGTAATCAAGTCTAGGTTCATAATAGAAACCTTCTTTTGAAGCTTTACTGTAAAGTCTAGTTAAAAGGCTATATCCTTGATTATTTTTAAAAAAGATAATAATTTTAGAATTTTTTGATCTTGATTCCTCGCTTTTGTCTTCTATTGATTCGGTTATGGTAATTCTCAATCCATAATTGAGTTTAATATCATTATTTCTTGTATTTGTATAGGCTTCTAAAAAAGAAGACATATTATCTTCTACTAAAAACACTTCTTTAAGCTTATTTTCTTTTGCTATCTGAATTATTGAATCTGGATAATCATCTACTTCTGATTTATCTTCTAGAGTCAAAATAGATCTTCCTAAAGAATAATGCGATTTAAATAACGGAATCATTATCAGTAATATAACAAACTTTTAATTTAAAATCAACCTAAAAAATCATCCTTTCCTTTAATAGTATTATCTTCTAGGAAATCGTCTTTCTTTTTATTATTAAATTTTGGGCATCCTTCATAAGTTCTTTTTTCTATTTTAAATCCTTCAATATTTTTAAATTTACCATCTAAGCTTGATTCTACTATTTCATTTTTATCATTTAACTTAACATAATATTCATAAGGATCTTTATAAGGGCATTTCCAGCCACCGACTTGACACATCCATTTATTTTTTACATTATCAATAGCGAAATTTGCTTGAGCTGAATTTTCATCAAAATTATCAACGTATTGATTAATATGCTCTAAATAATGCTCAAACCCTTTAATTTCATTATCATCGAAAGACAGCTCTTGGATTGGTTGCTTAGGAAATCTTAAAAATAAAAATTTAACAATAGGCTTTAGCTTGGGCCATAATTTTTTACTAGCTAGACTATACATCATAGCTTGAATATTGGCTTCAAGGTCATCGCCCCTAAACTTATATTTAGAGCTTTTATAGTCGATTATATGCATTTCTTTTTTGATTTTAATAGGCTTATCTATAAAGCCCTTAATATGATATTTAGGCTCTTCATTTATAATATCAAAATCATACTCTGGCTTGACTATTTCTCCACCTTCTCCAAAGAAATCACTCTTAAGACCAACTAGAATCATATCATTTAATAGTTTATAGTTACTTTCATCAAGTTTAACTTTTGCTGATAGTTTTTTGACTAGTCTATCCACTCCTTCGTCTCCATTAATAGCGTTCTTTTTTATTATTCTTTTGTAATTTTTAAGATGTCTTTTATTTAATAATAATTCAAAAACTGTATGACATATTGTTCCTCTCAAAGCTCCATCATTTTGACTTTGCGGAACTTTGGTATGATAGTTATTCCAATAAACCCAAGAACAAGTCTCAAGAGTTTTAATTCTAGAAGCTGATAATGTTTTTAAAGGTTTTGTTTCCATTGTAAAATTTCTTCTATAGACATCTCGCCAAAATCTTTTTTATTGGGCAAAGCGATAATAAGCTGATTCTTGTCAAAATATCTTGATAGTCTGGCTTGAGCTTTTTCTGCTCCTATATTTCCAGCCATATTTTTTGCTGAGTCGTTGTTTAAACTTATGAATATTTTTTTCATATCTGTTTTCAAGCAATAATTTAAAATACCTAAACTTAGGTTTGTTCCGAAAGTTACCAAAACATTTTTAATTCCCGCTTGCCATAAGCTTAACATATCTCCAATGCTTTCTACTAAAATAACTTCTTTTTGATCTTGTATAAATTTAGAATTAAGAAATAATGGATAAAGGAAATCGTTTTTTTCGCCCAAATGTTTCCATTTGATTTTGGATTTATTAGTAATATCTCTACCAGAAAATCCTATAATATTATTATTTATATCAAATATTGGGAAAACATACCTATTCTTCATTTTGCCAGCTTTGGCTACTCCACCTTTAAATTCAGATAAAGCCTCTTTATTTACTTTTCTTTTAGACCAATATGATTGATCATCTTCTAGTTTAAGAAGTAGCGATAAATCAAATTTTTTAGTTGATTTTATTATAGGTTTTTGATTTTGAATTGAGGGTGCAATTAAAAAGTTCTTATTCTTTAGCCATTCTTGAGCTTTGATTGGGCTTTCTAATTTTAATGTTAAATTAACTAATGAGTTAATATCTCCACTTATATTTTCTTTAAAATCCACCCAATTGCCTGTATCTTTATAGATTCTTAATACTGTGTCGTTGTCGCTATCTCTGTAAAGAGGTTTAGTTCTAAATTCTTTTCCACAATCTTTTAATTGATAACCAAGATCAGTAAGGATTTGGTATACGCTTATTTCTTCCATTCTAACGCCTCGCTTATTGTCGGGAACTCTTTGACAAAAATCTTTTTACATTTTTCAGCTATAACTCTATGTTCTTTTTGAGTATTTTGTTCTGTTCTTAACTCAATGTAATGAATCCAACTTCTTAATGAACCTTTCATATACATGGTTGTTTGAGTTGTTAAAGGTAATATCATTCTAGCTACTTCTTTAGCCACTCCATTTTCTATCATTGTATCATAACAATGTTGCGAAAGCGATAAAGATTCTACGAGAAGTTCGCTGACTTTATCATATGCATCTGTATTAGTTGGCATTAAATTCTCTCCTACTTGTCTATTCTTATCTCCTTGTAAACGAAGTTCGATGTCCTCAAATTCATTTGCGATGCTGTATCGTTGGCTAAACTCTTGAAAGCTAAATGATCTATGCCTAAGAATTTGAGCTGCGATTCCTCGGCTAGTTTTAATTTCAACACACATATCAACTAATTCAAATGGACTCCAATGTTTGTGATTAATTAAGAATTTTAAAAGTTTTGGTGCGGTTTCTACATTCATTTGATTAGAAGGATTGCTAACTCTGGCGCAAAACGCAACCAAGTCTTCTGCATTTTTTATGCCTTTAATTTCTGGTTTTGTAATTGATACTAATTCTACATTCATAATAGTTCTCCGTCTGTTTGGTTTTCATCATTTAATTGATATTGCTCTCTTTGTCTATCGGCAACATCTCTTAATGATCCTCTTTCTTCAATATTAAAATTATTAACTTGATAATTGAGATAGTTTTGCGCCCAAGTTTCTTTACCACAACTATCTAATCTTCTAACTAAATCTTGATGACCCGCAGCATCTCTTCCTTGGAATCTTGTTTTAGTTGGAATTAATTTATGAGTGCCAAATTGTTGACCATCTAAAGTAAGTTCGTCCAATGTCTTTCTTCTAAAAATGGCTACAAAAGAAGCGAACCATTGTAATCTATCTGAAAGCGAGATAACTGAGCTATCATCTACTACTTCTGAACCTTTTCTATTAAAACTTTCTCCAGTTCTATTTAACTGCATGGCAGTGATAATTGGGCAATGAATTTCTTCTGAGATCCTTTTAAGTTTGTCGATCTTATCTCCAATTGCTTGATGCTCCGCCCAATTTTGACCAACTTTTTCTCCAGTCAATTTAATATAATCATAAGCAATCATCGCTTGATTTCCTCGCCCAACTTTAGACAGATACCATCTACGAATAATAGAACAGATTTGATCTATATTTTTATTGCCAACATGATAATGAAAGTATTCATAAGTTTTTACTTTTGCCCAAGCTGCTCTTACTTTTTTGGTCATATCTTCGTTCTTGCGCCAATTACCAGTTTCAAGATACCATACTGGAACATCAGTTAAAGACGCAACCATTCTCAATTGAATGTCTACTGTTTGCATTTCGGTATCTAAAATAAGAGTTTTAGTTTTATTTTTAGGGTTAATTGCTGTTTTAAAACAAATATCATTTAGCCAAGTCGATTTACCTTGTCCAGGTCTACTAGCTATTGCGTAAATATTTCCATTTTTTAAACCACCATACATTCTATTAAATTCAGAATAAGGAGTAATTAATCCGCTATCTTCTCTTGGTGAATTACCAATTTCTTCTACAAGATCTTCAACTTCAGCAAAAATATTAATTGGCACATCGTTCTCGTCATAAGATGAAATCTTTTTATTATAAATTTGATCTATGTTTCCAATAATTTGATCTAAATTATCATCTGAATTTTTAACTACATATTCTTTTAATTTATCTGCTGTTTGAGCGATCTCTCTTCTGACTCTAAGTTTAATTAATTCTCTACAAGCTTCCATTGTAGCTTGTTCTGTTATTTGGGAGAAACTTAAATTATCAATATAATCAAATATATTAATCTCATCTTTAAAAGATATACCTAGATTTTTTATCTTTTCTGCAAGTAGTACTTTATCTACGTTTTCAGCTTTGTGTTTTATATTTTTAAATACAGTATATATTGTCGAATGTACGTCATTAAAAAAATCATTTTCGTTTAAGAAAACATCAATATCCGCAAAAAGGTCTTGATGCCTTAATAAGCCACTTAATACATGTCTTTCTACTTGTAAAGAATAAATCATCCAGTTTTATATGATACCAAAGTAAAAATTAAAAGTCAAGTGTTTTAATCTTTTTCTTCTTCTGAATCATCAAAATCATCGTCTTCTTGGTTTTTTCTTGCTATTTGATCTGTTGTTGCTTCTAAATTTAATTGATCTACGCTTTGGCTCCAAGTATTAACATAATATAAAAGTGCCATAGCATTTATTTGATTATCGAACTTTGTGTATACTTGAGGTTCACCTTTGCTTGAGAAATTAAAAAGAATATATCCACCGAAACTGCATTCATCAATTTGCTTTAAAAGAGACTCTGGAAAATTAAATTTTTTCTTATTTGTCACCACCAGATTTTACACTTAAATAATTAATATTCCGCACTTTTCTTCTATATATTGTGGTGATAAATTCTTAAGATCATCTTCATAGAGTTCAAGAAATTTAAATTCATTCATTTCAAGCCATTTTTCTTTTTTCACATCTCTTTTTATGCTTTGAAGGTATTTTAATCGCGAATTATCATGAAAGAACTTATTAAAGGACTCATGTTGATTACCTTGTATCTCAACGGCTATCTTTTTGGTTGCATTTAATAAATCAACTTTAAGCATACTTCCATAAACTGGGAACTCCTCATAAACTATATGATTCTTCCAGTATGGGTAAAAGAATTGTTTAAATTTAAATTGAAGTTTACTTCGACTTTTACCTTCCCAATCTATTAGATAATTTCTTACATTTTTGTTAACGAGAGTTCCGTTAACATTTAATAGTCTCATGAGGTAAGAGTATTAATAAATTTACTATAAAAATAATCAACGATTGGTTTATTTTCTTCTAGATAAGACCTAAGATTATCTACTCCTTGATGTTGCTTTTTAAGTTCAAGGTTTTGCTTTTTGAGTTCTTCAATAATATCATCAGAAAATGTTACCCATGCTCCTTTTGCCGTTGCAAATTCCCAAGCAAGGATTTGATCGATTACTTCGTATTCTTTCCATACGGACGAACCATCTTTACGGCCATATTTAATTGGATATTGTACTTTTGAATTTGTTGATTCATTGGTAGACTTCTTAATTGCAATCTTAACATTATGACCAATAATTTTATTCTTTACTGGATCATATTTTTCATTTGGTTTTTCAAGAATAAGATCTTTATTAAATTTTGGTTCAAATTCAAGAATCCAATTAGCAAAATGCAGTAAAGCATTTCCACCAGTGGCCGTAGTTTGACGAATATCTTTATTAGCAGCGTAAGGATCAAGTTTAATATCAGATCGTACTTGACTAATAAAAATAGCCATATGGCCACGTTTAGAAAGCGCAAGAGAAATCCTCTTCATTAACATTGAAGAGATAACTGCTCCACCAGCAACTTTGGTTGCCTCTGTCATATTTTTTTGAGAGTCACCCTTTGTCATTAAACCATCGACTGAATCAAGAACAAAAATGTACCTCTTATTCTCATCGTTAGATTGAATAAGATCTTTCATTAGTTCTGAAACAGTTTCAAAAATATTGCATTCAAATACGAAGCAAGTTCCATCAACCCATTCTTTTGGATCAGTTACAAACTTAATTCCAGATCGCTCTTTAATTTCTTTGCTTAATCTTCCTTCTGCTTTGAAAAGTAAAGCTCTCGAACTTTCTACAGTTTTAAGAAAGTTTTTTGTTACTTCTAATGCTTCTGATGTTTTGCCTCCTTCATTCATCCCAATAAATCTATGTAATCCTGGACATAGGCCACCGCTTGTAGCGATGTCCAGATTTAAACTACCTGTAGATACTTTATAATAAATTTCATCTTCAAAATTATAATGATCTTCTTTATTATCTTTTAAAAATGATAATAATCTATCTGATGCACTTGGACCAGATGATTCAACGACTTCTTCTTTAGGTTTTCTTCCCATATCTTATAAATTCTAACAGAGTTTTAGGTTTTTGGCAAACTTTTTTATCTTCTCCTATTTTATTTTCATTAAGGGGTACTTCTTGTTTAGTTAAATTCATATTAAAAGATTCGTATTCCTTTAATAAGAAAGCCTTTCCTTCTGATTTTAAAAACCAAGCTAATGAGGGCGGTGGAGATCCAAGGTCTTGCAAGTTATCCCAAAAATCAAAAGATTTAAATTTTTTAATTAATCTTTGGGCAATTTTAATTTCTCGTGGCCAATTAATAGTTCCTTTTACATATTTTCTAACTATCATTTGACATAATTTATGATTACTCACGGATTAAATTTAACACGCATTATATGCTATTGTCAATGTTTTTTATTTTTTGTAAAGCAGATCCTATTATTTGATGCATATCGTAATACTTGTATTCAGCTAGTCTTCCTCCAAATATAATATTTGTTTTTTCGCTTAAATTTTTATATTTGTTATACTTATAATTATTTTCTTCATTATTAATTGGATAGTATGGAGTTTTATTTCTGTTCCAAGAATCAGGATATTCTTTAGTTATATAAGTATAATCTTGATTTCCAAACTCAAAATGCTTATGTTCTACTATTCTTGTATATGGAATATCATACTCTGTATAATTGATTATAGCATTTCCTTGGTAATCTTTTATTAAATGTTTTTCTGTTTCAAATCTTAAGCTTCTATATTCTAGTTCGCCATATTTGTAATCAAAAAACTCATCTATTTTGCCAGTATAAACTATAGATTTAGCTTTTTTATTCCAATAGTCTCTTTTATCAAAATAGTTTTCATTTAATATGATATCTATTCCTTCTGTCATATTTTCTATTAATTTTGTATATCCATCTATAGGAACCCCTTGATATTTATCAAAAAAATAATTATCATCAAAATTTAATCTTATTGGTAGTCTTTTTATAATGAAAGAAGGAAGCTCTTTTGGTTCTCTTCCCCATTGTTTTTTAGTATAACCATATATAAAAGTATGATATATTTCTTCGCCAACTTGTGACAAAATCCATTCTTCTAAGTTTTGTGGGTTGTTAACTTTAATTTTAACTTCTTCTAGCTTATTTTTAGCTAATTCTGGAGTATTAATACCCCATAATTGATATAAAGTAAAAAGATTTATAGGAAATGAATATATTTTCTTTTTAAAATTAACTTTAGGTCTGCAAACAAAATGGTTGAATTTTGCAAATTTATTTATATAATTCCATATTTCGTCATTGTTTGTATGAAATATATGTGGGCCATATTTATGAATATTAATTCCATCTTTATTTTCTGTATAAACATTTCCACCAATATGATTTCTTGAATCTATTATTAAACATTTTTTACCCAATTCTTTTGCTTTTTGCGCGAAAGTTGATCCAAAAAGCCCAGTTCCAACTATTAAAAAGTCGTACTTCATGAATTATATATTTAAATTCTATTGAACTTTTTTAGCTAAACACCAACATTGAGCGATGTTTGCTTCTTCATTTTTTATAATTCCATTACCAGTTCGTTTTAGATACTCATAATCTGGCCAATCATGAGTATTAAAAATATAATTTAAATAATTAATATTACCCCATTGACCAATTTCAATGATTTCAAATCCAGCAGATTCAAATAATACCGCTAATCCCATTGGGTATATTCCAGCGAAATGAAGTGGAACCATATGTGGAATATTTATTGATGGCACACTAGTAAAAACATAACCATTTTGTCTAACATGTTCGTGGATTTTTTTGATTGCTTTAAATGGGTTATACAAATGCTCCAAAGTTTGAGAAAATAAAACAAAATCATAGTCTTTATCTTGAAGAGCCAAAGTGTGTAGATCTCCTTCATTGGTGCTGGTATCATATTCCAGAAGTTTTTTTGATTTAGGTTTAATGTAGTTTAATTCCAAATCAGAGTTACATGTATATAGCATTTTTTCTGGAATAATATTATATTTAATAATCCATTCTTTAAAATCTAATATACATGGGACTCTAGGGTAATCATGCCCAACAAGCTTTCCTTCTATTATAGGATCTTTATACGGATCTAATATCTCGTATTTTTTGAAATATGAATTATCTTTTTTGACTTTATTTAAATATAAATTTACTAAACTCTCATATGAGTAAGTCTTCATTTGTATTATAATATAATTTTTAAACTATAAACTCTAATTTAATTGGATTTTGATCTTTTAATATCTGTTATCCAATAATTTATATCAAGCATATCCAAATTGCTGTAATTAAGTTTTGAGACTTTGTGTTCTATCAGGTGCTTATTATTTAGGTCTTCTATTTTATCTAGAATAACGATTGGTAATTTTTCGTAAAGTTGATAAATTTTAAAATCCCCAATTTTAATGATAATAGGTATTCTATTAGAGTATAAAACTTCCCATAGTCTATGAGTATCAATTCCGTTACCTATTGGACAAAATACCATTTTATATTCTAGAATTCTATTAAAAAAGATTTCTAATGATAATTCGTTTTCTTCAAGATCTATATGTTTAATTTTTTTGCAAATCTCTTTGCAAGGTATTCTGTATGAGGGATTTGTTTCTATTTTAAAATTTGCGTATATAAATTTATTTGGATTAGTTATTAATCCTCTTCGCAAAAGTTGTTCTTTTTGTGAAGCCCTTTCTAGGTATCCAATCCCATGGGCTTTTCTTTGTGAAACTTCTTTATTTTCTAATCCTAATGGAATCGGAGTAAGTACGTTTGAATTTGCTAAACAATTTGTAGCGTACCATTTTTTAATATTTTTAGGGGCTATTTCAATTAAATGATCTACTATTGCGTAATCTGAATTACCATTAATTAATATTACTTCATTTTTTAATTTACTTATAGTTTTAAAATCTTCAAGCAAATAATCTGTTTTACAAAAAAATATATCATATCCATTGTGAAGGTGTGATAATTTATTTAATTCAAAAAAGTTCATATTAATATTTAAACTACAATATATCTTGCATTACTTGATTCGTAATGCCAATCACTATGAACATAACTTATCGTACTTTGGGGTACATGGGCTTCTACTGAGCCTCCTAAAGAAAGCATTAAATGTAAATCTCCAGTATCAACTCCAATATATTTTTTGACTGCTTTATAGTATGCTGCTTGTTTTTCTAAAGGAGCATCTATAAAATGTATTGCATTTGGATATGGTAAAAAATTATCTGATAGTTCGAATTGAATAAAATCATAATTTTTGTTAGCAAAATAATCTTGCCAATACTTTATTGGAAATTGCCTTAAATGTTTCCACGTTTTTGAACAGCCTAATTTTAGAATAATTGGATTTTTTAATTTTGATAAGGTTTGATTTATTTCTTCATCATATTCTTGATTATCAAATTTTATATACGGAAGATAATCTTCGCCATTATACCCTACTATTCTACATTTTCTTTTAGCTAAATGACCATCTCCAATACCTATAGTTTCAATAGGATCATCTGTAAAAATAATCTTCTCTGCAATGTCTTTAAATAAAAAAGCGAATTTTTCGCAATTTGGTTTTAAATTAATTATAATTTTTTTATTTTTTGCATTTTTGCATACTGCAGTTAATAGAAGTATATCTCCTAATCCTGTATTTTTTGTACCTATTAAAATCTCTTCTTGATCTATCATGATTTATTCTCTAATATTCGATTGTTGGGAAAAAATTTATTTTGTAAGTTTATTTTGCATTGATATCTCTTTAAGTTGCACATATCTACTTCTTTAGCTGTTATTGAGGAATATCTTGCTTTTTCAACCGCATCGAAAGTCTCTTTATTGGATTGAAATAGCTCTTGATATTCTTTTGAATTTAAAATATCATTATGTATGATTTCTCCAACTTGACTAGAGATTGAATCATTCAAGATTTTAAAATATATTTTTGAATTTTTAATATTCATATCATTCTTAACTTGTGCTATAGATAATACGTCATATGCATATCCTTCATCAACTGGAATACTTATCATAAATAATAATACCCAAATTATAAAAAATTCTCTAAAATACAAACTGTATTAGCGCAGTCGAATGTTCCATATCGCTTATCTGTATCATTTAACTGGTTAAGCGTCTTTTGTTTCCAAGTTAGAAGATTATTATTATCTCTTGATATGTATAAAGCATTTTTAATATTTGAAAAGGTATATTGATCTAATTCTAGATTATAACCTAATGGCCAAGATATTAAATATTTAGAATTTAATGAAAGTATTCTTTTTAAGAAATCTATAGCTTTATTTTGTTTTTTTTCATTAGAAAAAGAATCTACTACTCCAAAATGTTCAATAGTTGATATTGATAATATATTTTTATTATCTAAATCTAATTTTTCTGCATCTATATTGATGCATTTATGATGATTATCAGTTAAATCATATACGTTATGTGATACTTCAAAGTAATATGGACTAACACAACCAATTTCAATAAAGTCGTTTGCCTGTTCTATGTAGGATTTGACTAATGGTATTTCTACTTTCCTTTCTGTTTCATTCGTGCGATTATATGGATGAATAAAATATTCAAACTCTTGATTTTTAAATATAAATTTCATTTTTTAGCCCAGATTTTTAGATTTAAATTATGAGCTTTTGGATTGTAATTTAAAATATAATCAATTTCATCTTGTTCTATACTAATAATTTTATATCCTATATTAGTCAATTCTTTAGTTATAAAATCGACCGTATATGTACTTTTATGAAAATCGCAATCTTCTTCTTTGCCATTTATCCAACTGGGTCCAGCAAATAACATATGATTTAAAACATTTATATCCCAAACATTGTTCTCAAACGCTTGTTTAATTTTTAAAAAATTTGTTGTTTGTATATATATTTTCCCATCATTTTTTAAATATTTATACCATATTTTTAAACATTCTAAGCTTTTATTTAAAGGTAAATGCTCTAAAACATCTTTAGCAAAAATTTCTTCTACAGAGTTTTCATTTACAAAAGATAGATTTGATATATCTTCATTCACAACATTTGGATGTTTATAATGTAGGTCTACATTAATATAACCCTCTTTTACGTCTTTTGCGCAACCTAGATTTAATTTCATATTATTGTAAATTTTAATTTTGAATGAGGTTTATATCCTCGATTAATACCATTTTTTAAATTGATATGAAAGAATATATTAGAATCTCTTAATTGTAATGAATCAAATATTAACCTAAACGAACTATCAATAAAGTGTGACTCGGCGCTATTTTGCATTAAATAACAATAATCAAAACTATTTTCTGTATATCCTTTAATTGGTTTTATTATTGGTAGATTCTTATTAATTATATAAGAAGTGTCTATTTCGTAATTTCTTGAGATGTCATCATGCACGAATACATATTCATTTTCTTTAACGTTGAATTTATGGAATAAAAATTTTTCTTTATCTAAATCTCTATCGCATTTAAATTTACTCCATCTATATTCAAATGGAATATTATTTTGTAAATAAAAACTATCATCGAAATCATCTGCTAATGGATGTTGACCGAAGCCAGCTAATATTAAGTCTTGATCTAAAATATTATTATTTTTTATATAAGATACCACTTGAGCATCATTTGATTCTATAAAATTTAAATAATCTAAATCTCTGTACATAAATTTAACTGTTTCTAAATTGTGAGGTTTTATAAACATATTATATTGTTCATCTTTTTTAATTAAAGATCTTACAAGACCATTACAAATTATGTGATCACCAAGACCTAGATGATGGTATATATATTTCATTTTCTATATAAACTTAATTTATTCTTTAAAAAAGATATCTTAATATTATTCTGGACAAGGGTTTTTGTATATAAAGAGTCTTTAGCGCATCCGTGGCTCTTCCAGATCTCGCTAGATTCATTTTCGTATTCATTATATTTAAAATTATGAAATATATCTTTTGTTATAGAAAGATGAGCGTTATGATAAGGAATATCAATATTATTTGAAGGTAAAGCGAATGGACATGAATCATTCCATGTGTCTAAATAGTTTATTAAAAAATCTTCATCTTTTATTTGATATTTTTGAGTTAAGAAATTAAAATCTTGCCCATTTTTATAATCATGAACTAGAGCTTTGCATTCTGTATTTTTAAAAGATTTTATAATATATTCATTTCTTTGAATATGCGGTAAATCATCTCCATCAATAAAAGATATAATATCTGTATCTAATTTAGATGCAGCAATATTTCTATTTTGCGCGGTATATTTATGTTCTTTTGTTTGATTTATTATTAAATCAAAATTATATTTTTTATTTACTTTAAAATCATCATAACTAGAAATTGATATAGAGACTTGATCTGGTTGAACCGTAGATTGTCCTATTGTATCGAGCAATTTTTCTAGAAAACTTACATGGTTTTTGTAAGTTGGAATAGCGATTCCAAGAGTTTTCATTAAAAATCTTGGATATCAAATTCGACCATTTTTTTAATTAAATTATCAAATGAAGTATTTGGCTTCCATCCTAGATCATTTCTTGCTTTATCAGATTTACCACATAAAAGACTTACTTCTGCTGGTCTATAAAATTTAGAGTTTATTTGCATTAATACTTTTTTATTTTCTGAAACATACATCGTGTGCTCTCCTTCACCAATCCAGTTGCCTTTTATTCCAGCTATAGCAAAAGCTTTTTCTACAAATTCTTTAATTGTATGAGTTTCATTAGAAGAGAATACGTAATCCTCTGGAGTCCCGTTATAGTTTTTATTATATTTATCTTGGTTTAACATCATCCAAATGCCTTCTACAAAATCTTCGGCATCGCTCCAATCTCTTTGAGCTTCTATATTTCCTAGTTCTAGAGGTTCAAATTCTTCATTATTTTGAATTGCATTATAGATTCTGGCTACATTTTTTGTAATTTTTCTTGTAACAAACTCTTCGCCTCTTCTTGTTCCTTCGTGATTAAATAGCCATCCTTGAATTGCATAAAGGTTATATGATTCTCTATAGACTTTTATAAGTTGTCTAGAAGCGCATTTTGAAGCACCATAAGGGCTTCTTGGCCTAAGTGGATGATTTTCATCTTGAGGGCTGTAAACTACATTACCAAATTCTTCGCTAGAGCCAGCTTGATATAATCTGCAAGATGGATTATAGAGTCTAATTCCTTCTAATATATCTAATATCGCAGTAGAATTTGTTTCCCAAGTTTGACGAGCAAAATCCCAACTGCTAGCTACGAAACTTTGAGCTGCAAAATTCATAAAATAGTCTGGCTTTAGTTTTTCTATTGTTCTACTAATTGAATGAGCGTCAGTTAAATCAAAATTAATTAAATGAAATCTATCATTTTTAATATGTCTAATATTTTCGTGATTATAAACGCTTAGTCTTCTTACTCCTCCAAAAATTAAAAGATTAGTATTTTTAAGCAAATATTCAACCATGAAACTGCCGTCTTGACCAGTAACTCCAGTAATTATACAGGTTTTCCTTCCATTAATTAATTTTGCGGCATCTTCTATATTTAATATATTAGCTGTATCAATCTTTTTGCCGTGATATGTATCTTTAATGTTTTGGTTCAATTTCTTTTTCCTCTATTTGAAGCTTTATCCAATTATATGTTTTTTCTATGCCATCTTTGAGTTGTTTGGAAGGTGACCAAAAAAGCTTTTCTCTTATTAATTTATTGTCTGATTTTCTACCTCTTACTCCTAATGGTCCTGGAATATTCTTTATTTTTAAATTTTTACCACTCAATTCAATAATCATTTTTGCAAAATCATTAATTGATATCATTTCTTCTGATCCAATATTAACTGGGCCTTCAAAATCTGATCTCATTAATTTAATTGAGCCTTCTATGCATTCATCTATATATAAAAATGATCTAGTTTGTAAGCCATCACCCCAAATTTCAATTTCTCCGCCATCTGGAGCTTCTATTACTTTTCTGCAAAGCGCGGCTGGGGATTTTTCTTTTCCACCTTTATACGTGCCTTCTGGACCAAAAATATTATGATATCTAGCAACATGAACATTTAATTTATAGTTTCTTTTATAAGCCAAAAAAAGTCTTTCGCTAAAGAGCTTTTCCCATCCATATTCGCTATCTGGTGCAGCTGGATAAGCTGATTCTTCTGAGCATTTTGGATTATTTGGATCTAATTGATTATATTCTGGATAAATACAAGCAGAGGAGCTATAAAATAAATTCTTTGTTCTTTTTAGAACTGCAATATGAGCTATATTTAAATTAATTAGCGCTGAGTTATGCATTACATTTGCATCATTTTCGCCAGTAAAAATATATCCTGCTCCACCCATATCTGCGGCTAATTGATATAATTCGTCTACATCATCTGGTATTGCTCTACGAGTAAAAATTGGACAAGTTAAATCTCCAATAAGAAAATCATCCGCCTCTGTTCCTGAATATTGAGGATATTTTAAATCTATTCCTCTAACCCAAAATCCTTCATTTTTTAATTTTTTAACTAAATGAGAGCCAATAAAGCCGCCAGCGCCACAAACAACGGCTAGTTTTTTAATGTTCATAATGAATTATATAGACATAAATTGAATTTTAATAATATTTTTACTAACTCCAAATCATTGATGGTATATTCTCTATTATTGAGATAGGTTTAATATATGAAGTTATGACTTTAGGCTGGTTTTTATTTATCCATCTATGTAAAAATCCATCCGCATTGCAATATAATGTAAAATTTTTTAATAGTTTTTCTAATCCATTTTTAGTTAATAAATAACCCTCTGCTCCATTAAACATTTGATCCCAAAGATATCCAATTCTACCATTATCTAATTCATAATAATATTCATTTATTTTATTTTTTATTTTATGCTGTTGCCTATCATTAAAATAGCATATATCAAAGCTATTCAAATCTGGAATATTATCTAATAAAAGTTTAAATTGATCTTTTAGAATATTAATTTTTGTATCGTCTTCTAGTATAAAATATCCTTCTTTATTTAAATTTTTTAATTTTTGCCACAATAAAAAATGAGATAACATGCAAGCAAATTCTCCTTGTGAAAGTTTTCTATCAAATTCTGTTTTATTTCTTTGATGGTCAAATATAATTTTTTCTTTCTTATTATTAAATTCAAAATTTATTATCTCATTTTCTAATATATCCTTATCTGTTAAAATTGAAGATTTTAAAACTCCATCAAAGATATTAAAATTATATCCTATAGATTCAATATCATTTTTAAGAGCTTCAACATGAGATTCTCTTTGTTTTAAACCTTTTGGATGAATACAATAAAAATCTACACTGATTGATTTTTTTGTTGAAATAGGTAAAAGATTTAAACTAATTATTAAATAATCTTTTAATATAATTCCATCTACATTACAATTCTCTTTAAACTTTCTACCAAAAAAACATGGGGATTCAATCAAGTAATCTATTTCTTCTTTTGAAATATTCTCGTATGTTTTTAATTGGTTCTTTGAAAGATATTCTTTAGGATAAATCATATCATGCCAATTAGTAAATGTTGTTGCTCCTTCAGCTAAATTTGGTGTGCAAACTAAATCTTTTATAGAGCCTTTATTTTTTATAAAACTAATAAAATAATGTTCTTCAGGTGCGTAAATATTATTAAAATAATTTATATATTCTTTATCTATAGATATTAATTCAGCATATTTTCTATTTAAAATCCACCATTGAGAAGATTTATATATTTGTTCTTTTGGTAAAAATTTTAAAAGATCATCACATCTAGGAAAAGATTGATGTCTTGGAGATTCATTAAAAATAGTAAAGTTATTATAAATTAAGCTTTCATATATATAATTAAAACTTTTTAATGGAATACAAGATTGACTTATATTTATAAATTTATAATTATTCTCGTCTTTCAAAGCTTCGTCTAATAATAATTTTTGAGCATAAACTAAAGATATGTCTCCATAATTTGTTTCAATGCATTGTTTTAATTTAAATTTTTCAAAAAATTTTAATGGTTTATTATTTTTGTAATGTATATATATAGAATATTTATTCGGATCTACGTTTTTAAAAAAATTATACCATAGTTCTTCTTGAAGAATTTCATCATAAATTAAAAAAAGAAAAGCTATTTTTTTCATTCAAATTAAATATCAAATTGTCTAATTTCTGATAAATCTGTAAAATTCCAATTATCAAAAAGTATTTTATATTTCAATAAATCTTGTCTTTTTATTAAGCCTAATTTTAATTTATTTTTATCAAATCCCTTGGGAGTTACATTATCTATAATCCAGGGTTCTTGTATTTCATTATAATTATAATGATTAAATTTAATAACATTTTTATCTGGCTGGTCTAATATTTTTTTACTATAACTGAAACTGTGCATATTGTATAGTTTTTCTATAGACTTCGTATCTAAAATCCATTTTACTGCCCAATTTTTTGTATCTAATTCAAAAGAGTCGCTAATTTCATATACCTTTTTATTGGAATTTCGTTTTATTTGTAATATATGTTCAAATTTATCTTGCATCATTTTAACGCCAAATAGATTATTTTTTTCTAATTCTTCTGATATGAATGATTTTATATTTTGATATTTATTGAATACGATAAATTCATCCATATCTAAAAAAGATGTATAATCATAATATTTACCAAATCGATCTACAAAATCTTGCATTGATTCAGTATGAGATATTGTTTTCGAAGGCCAATTGATTATAGTTACTTTAAATTTATTACAAATTTTTATAAGATATTTTTCTATTAAATCATCTGATATTTTTTTAGATATCATTGGGACATTATATTTATTTCTTTCTTCACCAAATATTTGCCAGCCAGGAGTATTCGTGTTATCGTACAAAAAGAAATGATCAAAACCTATAAAAGTATGATATAGTAGCCATTCCTCTAAAAATAAAATATTTTCTCTTGGTAAAAACATAGTGTTAATTGCTGTGTTCATTATTTTAAATTATATTAATATGATTTAATTCTTCCATAAAACTTCTAATATCTTTAGATTGTAATTTATGATGATATGTTATTTGTTTTTTTGCTTTTTCTAAATGTTGTTTAAAATTTCCATGCCAATTAAATAATCTATTATGTATTAATTCTATGCCAGATTCTTTAAAATTTAAACTTATAGCTAAATCTTCAAAATATACATTTTTTTTGTTTAAATTTAATCTGTTTAAACATCTAGTTCCAAATAAAAGTCCCGCTCCTCCATCAAACCATCTGGTTGATTTATCTGTCGATTCTGATTGACAAAAAGAGTTACTGCAGTCTTTAAAGCAGTCAGATATATAACCATATCCATTTTGATCGTCTAGTTCATTTAAAATATTTTGAAGATTTTTTACATTTACATAAGTGTCATCATCTACAAACATAATCCATTTATATCTATCTCTTAAAGAATAGTCATTTTTTAGATAATTAAAAATTGCTAAAGATTTATCCTCTAGTTCTGCATATTCTTTTTTATCTGTTACTTTAATTATATTTTTTGATTTATTTTCATGATCAGAGCAAACTATATAATCTTTTACATCTTTTAGCCATGTATTTAAAAGTGCATCAATTCTTGATTCATATTTTTCACAACTTTTTATAACAAATAAAACGCTTTTGGGATCTAGTAAGTAATATTTTTTTAAACAACTATCCATTGGTTTTTCCCAACCATGAGGTATTAAAGGTTTGATTTTAGGATTGTCTTTATTGTATAAGTACATTAAATTTGTTAATAAAGCTTGATCATGTCTATGATCATCAAATTGAGGAAGATTTGGTAGTCCACATTTATTAGGAAGATCTGTAATTATTTCTTTTTCATGAAAAGACCATTTTATCCAATCCATTATAAATTTTTTAGGTAACTCTGCTTTCTCCCAAAAACTCCAAGTAGCACTAAGTTGCGGTAAATCCCAACAAGCTTTTTCATCACATCCCATATAATAAAATGCATCTCTTTTACAAAAAGGTTGATGTCTAAATGGTCCTCGCGCTATTCCTATTCCTTCGTAATTTTCTTTGACATCTTTCACTAGTGGTGTTATATTATAATGAATATCAAAATTATAACAACTTCTTCCTACGTCATGATAAAGAATAAAATCTCCATCATTAATTTTTTTCATACTATCATATATAACTAATGGTTTCCATGCCCAATATCCGTAGCCTCTTCTATGTTTTTGAAAAAAATCTTTATATAGCCATTGAAATTCATTCGGCAAGCATTCATCTGTATAAAGAAAAACATCTTTAATCCCAATATTTTTATAGTTATTTAAAAAACTATATAAGTTTTTTTCATAGTCTTTATCTTTTGATGTATAAAATAGCGTAGCGTAAATATTCATTTATTTAAGTATTCAATGAGCGCTTGTTTACCTGTTGGGTCTGAATTATCATTTTCATCAAAAATTTCACCAACAAATTGATTGTTTAATCTCATTGTAGGAAATGATTTTTTATCAAAAAATTCATCATGAACTAAACTGTCTTGTTTTATTTTTGGATATAGATTGTTATTAAAAAAGTTATAATCTGTGCCGTATGAATTTTGAAAATTAAACTCTGCTATTGAATTATTTAAAATCTCAAACCCATTATTTTTTGCTCCAAACATGCCTCCTAAAATAGAGAATCCATGATAAGGATGATCTCTCATAATATGAAAGTTTTTATCGCTAATTAACCATTGGTCTACTGCTGATTTTTCTCTATTATTAAGTCTTGAATCACAATCTCTAGATATAAAAAGTTCTACATCTTTATCTTTTGCTGGAAAATATCTCCACATCATACCTTTCCAATCAGGATTTTCTTCCATAATGAATACTTGCGTATTTAAATTTTTAATTTGGTCTATGTATTTTTGATCTACATCTTTATGTATATAAAACCTTGAGATCCAATTTGGATATATTATGCTTGTAAGCTCTGCATTTTTAATTGCACCAATACAATATTTTGGATTATTTCCCCAAAGAGAAAAAGATATAATTTTCATTAATTTACATTTCCTTTATATATTAAATATTTTCTTCTCATTTCGTGAACTTCATTAACTGATTGTTTTAATTTTTCTAAATTAGTAGATGCTCCTTCTGGATTCATATAATATAATCCAATTGGATGATTTACCATTTTAATCTTTGCTCCGCCTATAGATGCTCTAAGCCACATATCTGAATCTGATGCAACAGAATATTGTTCATTAAAATAACCAAATTTATCATGTAGCGACTTTTTCCAAAGAGGCATACAATGTGGTGAGTTATTTTTAATTAAATTATCAAAAGAATGAGGCAAACAAGGATAAATTTCGCTGAAATCATTTTCTATATATTTTTCATTTAATATTTTAGATATATAAGTTTGACCATAAACCACATCCAATTCTGGATTTCTTTGGAATTCTTTATATAGTATTTCAATACTATTATTAGATTTTCTATCGTCCACATTCCAATTGCCTATAATTTCTGCTGAACATAAGTTTTTAATGGCGTAATTCCAACCCGCATATAATCCTGGATCTTTATCTAATTTATGATATTTAATATTATTGAATTTTTTAGTTAATGGTAATATATGCTTTTCTTCATTTTCTGGAGAATTACAATTTAAAAATATAAATTCAATATCTTTAAATATCGATTGATTTAATACATTTTCTATATATCCTTTTATATATTTTTCTCCTTTAAAGAACGAACAAAATGAAGATACTTTATAGTGTAACATTATTATATTATATTAATACAAAGTATTATGATATAATATATTTATGGCTAATAGTTTTTTCCAACCAGTAGATCTCAATACATATCAAACTTTTTTTGATTGGAATTATGTGACTTATTGGGGAGATGGAATACCTTTATTATTTTGGGTTTTTGCTTATCCTTATGATGCTGACTTTTCAGAAAATGGTCCAGTCCCATATGCTAATGAATATAGATGGCAAATAGCTAATGCTACTACTAACAAAAGAACAAGATTTGATCCTACTAATACTTTAGCTGGCACAGCAAATACATTTTTGCAATTTCCATGTAATACACAATATAGTAGTAGGGTATTATATAATAATACTAAAGGAAGTAATAATCTTGGTCCTTATAATAGTAATGATGCTGTAATTATTATAGATAGTCCTTGGGCAAGAAGTTGTATGGGAAGAGCTCCTGCGCTTGATTCAAAAAAGAATTTAAATTATGCAGTTGGGGTAAGCTATGATATGGGAAGTAGAATTGCTTCAACATATAATACTTGGGAAAAATGGTGGGATCCAATTTGCAGTGAATGTGGATGTTTTGGCACAGAAACAAAATCTTTATTACCTAAATATTTAAAAGATGCTCTTACGCAGGTACGCGGAAACGATGGCGATGTTAAAGGGCATGGGGGAATTAATAATGTAGATGTATTAATGTTTGATCCTGCGTATATTGCAGAATATGGATTAAATGAAGAGCAAGCTGGGCTTGTAATGTCAGAATTTAATTCAACTAGTACTCTTACTGCTACTCAATGTTCTATTGATAAATTTTCTTGGCCAGTTCATTCTTATGGAAAAGCTTTTGTTGGAGCTTTTGTTGCAATATATAAAGACTATACTGAAGTAACGAATACTGTAATAAAAAATTTACTAATTGATGTTCCTTGGAGCGGAGCATTAACTGGCGTAACGACATATAAAACTAATCAAATTTTGGCAAGTCAGTGTACTTTAAGTTGTCCAGCTGAAATATATTTTGATAACACAGCAAGTTTTGCTCTTTGCAATTTATCTGTTGTTTTTAATAATTACTCATGGGGTAGTATTTATCCTGCTCCTCATACTATACCAAGAGGAGCCTGTAAAGGTGGAGGAACTTTTATTAGAAATGGAAGATCAGATCCATGCGCTAAAACTATTCCAACTGGTAATCATTTCTTTTTTAATGATTTGTTTAAATTAAATTCTGCGGGTGGATTTAAAGTAGCAGCTGGTGATGGAAAGCCAGACTCATATTGGAATTATCCAAGTTATTGGATTGGAAATGGGCCATCGCCAGCAACTTATACAAATTTTATAGTAGCTAACCAAACACAAAATCCATTGATATTGCCATATATTGGGCCTTGGAATATACAATATACCCTTACATATAGTAGAACTAGAGTAGCTGGAGGAGGATGTGATGATGCTTCGTTTCAACCTTGGGATCTTTAAGTTTTATTGATATTTGTATTTTTGTATAATATAATTTATTATGCTTGATGACAAATTATTAGTTTTATGCCATTGGAATGGTAGATTTGGAAATAGAATACATCAATATATATATGGATATTATTATCAAAAAATAAATGGTCATGAATTTTATCTTCCTAGTGATTGGGAAGGTACTAAATTATTTAAAAATCAATATCATAAAGTAATTGAAAATGATTTATTAAGATTAAAATTAAATCAAACTCAAAAAGCTTTAGATAATATTTATTTTCGAACTCATTCTTTAAAAGAGTTTTCTCCAAAAATGCAAAGAATTATAGTTGATGATAGAATGCCAAAAGATGAGCCATACAAAGTTCTTTCAGACCATATGTTTGTTGATAGCGTTTGCGCTTACAATCCAAAAATATTTTACCCAATGTCATTAAAAGAAATAAAAAATGTATTTGAGTTTAGTGACGAAATAAAATCTTTAGATGTATACAAAAGAAATGAAGATCGCCAAGGAACTTATGATATAGCTCATTTGAGGCGAGATGATATATCTAATCCAGCATACAACAAGAATAATCATCAAGGATATTCAGTAGTTTCAAAAGATTCATATTTTAGAGCTTTTAAAAAGTTTGATTTTGATCCAGAAAAAATTGAATGGGTTTCAGATGATTATACTGGAGCTTGGCATAAAGATAGACCAAAAGGTATTAGAGCTGGATGGAGATACCCAGAAGGATCTGAATTTTTAGATAAAGTAGGATTTGACTGGTTAGATGATTTTTTAAAATTGTATTTTGCAAGAAGTATATTTCGTGCTAATTCATCTTTTAGTTGGTGGGCATCCTGTTTATCTCCTACTGGTAAAACATATAGCCCAGTAATAGATAAGCAGTTGATTTATGGAGTTGATGCTCTTGAAGAAATAGAAGTTGATTTTGTTGAAGGGAATGAACCACACTGGATGTATGATTGTAACGATATAGTACTTAAACCTTAAACTAGGCTTAGTAAGTACTTTAATTGATTCAAAGAGCCTAGAATCTCATCTCTTATATTTAATAAATCTGAATCTTGAGCTTTATCTAATATATCATTTAATCCAATTAAAAATGTAATATAATTGTTTGTAAGAGCAATGAAATCTGCATCTTTGTAATTAGCAAGAGTAATATTAAAGGTATTGGCGGCAATTACTCTGCCGTATTTACCCATATAAGTTTCAATAAATTCATCAGTATTTTCTATCAGACTGCTTACAATTTCATCAAATGATTTATGTTGTGAAAATGAGGCTGTTTGCCAGTGCAATATTTTGTATTGTTGTTGCATTTGCATTAAAGTAGTTTGAATTAATTCGCCTTTACCATCGTTCTCTGCTTTGACTTCAGTTTTAACTTCTTCTACTGATTGGACTGATCCACAATTTGGTTTGCCACAAGAAGCTGTATTCTCTTCAATTTTAATTTCTGGAGTTGGTGCGGTTACTGCTGTATTAGCTACTTCTTCTACTTTAGCTTCAACTTTTGGAGCTTCTGTTGGTATTATTTCTTGTGATTTATTCATGTTTTTAATATCTTCTGTAAAATCTATTTCAATCTCTGCTTTAGCTTTTTTCTTAGGAGTATTATAAGTATTTAAGCAAATAGCGACTTTTTGATCTTGAGGTCTTGGAGTTTCAGTTTTTTTGCTTAAAAAATGCATACAACGACCCATATAATCATTTTGTTTTTCGTCTTTATGTGGTTGGGGCATTGGCATATATATCATTACACATAATTCAACCCTTGTGTAATAGTTTTATATGACTATAGCTACTGGATTAATTTGTGTGGCAGTTTTCGTTTATATATTTTATCTTATTGAAAGATTAAAATAATTTTAATTAAAAAAGTAAACTTCTACTGAATTTATTGCATTGGTTGGCGCTCCCCAATTTGGCACATACCAACCACAGGTAACCTCATCTCCAAAACGTACTGGCACTGGAGGATTAATTTCGCCACTATAAACATCTAAAATTGAACTAGTATTATTATATATACTAGTGTTTATTATGCCTGAAATGCCTGATGTTATATTAACAAAATATCCAGTACTACCCATAGCGCTAGTAGGTTTTGCTGTAGTAAAATGTGCCCATGATGCATATTTAGCTGTACAAGGTTGCATAATTTTAATTTTTCTTCTATCTGCAACTGTATTAGGAGTAAAAGACGAGAAGTTAATATTACTAAAATATACATTGGTGTTATTTGCGCTTGACCATGCAGCATGTTGGAAATTAATTACAAAACTATTTTGTCCACTTAAAAGAACTCCTGTGTTATTTACTGTTAAATTACCATCAACATAAAGATTTCCATCTATCTGTTCGTCTGTTTTAGAAATATAAACATAATCTGCATCTGCTACCGCAGCAATATATTTAGCATTACTTGCAATTTTAACAGAAGACCATGTTTTAGAACTTCCTATTGATTTCCAGGTTTCGCCATAATTAAATGAAATATAAATATTTCCTGAAGTTGCTGCGATTATGTATTTTCCATCACTACTTATATCAACGCAGCGCCAATCTCTTTGTCCTCCAGAAATTTTAAAATTCCAAGTATTTCCATAATCTGAAGATACATAAATATATTTGCTTGGAGTGCTAAATGGACTATATGCTGGTGCTGCGATTTGATATTTTCCATCGCTTGACATCGCTATTTCTTTAAAACCAATTCCACTTGGTCCAACATTTGTCCAAGTATTTCCATAATTAGAAGAAATATAAATTAAATCTGCTGGAGTTCCTCCGCATATAGTTATGTATTTACCATCACTACTTATTGCTACGGCTGTTACGCCAGAGCTAGAGGTTATATTATTATAAAGAGTCCACGTCTGTCCATAATCAGAGGAAAATATATATTCAGAGCTAGCAATATATCTTGTAATAACTTGATATTTTCCATCGCTAGATATTTTTACTTTCTGACAATAAGTAGATGATGTAATTAAAGTCCACGTATTTCCATAATCTGAAGAAGTATAAATTTTTGAATTACTTGATACTGAAGTATTTGTAATTGCTGTTTGATACTTGCCGCAACTGCTCATACTAACATCTACCCAATCTTGACTTGAAGCTTTTGCTCTCCAAGTATTTCCATAGTCATTTGAAATGTAAATAGCTCCAGCAAATACTACTGCTGTTTGATATTTGCCATCGCTTGACATTGCAATTCCTCTCCAATTTCTAGTTGAATCAATTAATTTTGTACTAAAAGAATTTCCAATATTTTCGTCTTTTAAAAGTAAAGTATTTTGAGAAATTTTATTTCTGCCTAAGAAAAACCCACCATCACCACTTCCAGTAATTCCTACTCCACTAAAAAATCCACTTGGTCGAGAGTAATATAATAAATTATTATTAATATTTAATCCACTATTAATATTCAATATATTATTAAAATCTTTAATTCCAGTTATAATTTGGTTTCCATTATCTGTGATATGAATCGTTGTTGGCATATTATTGGTTTTCTAATTGAGTTTTCTTATCTTGTATTACACCTTCTAATTCAGATTCATTTTCAATCCAAATTAATCTTTCACAAAATAACAATTTATCATAAGTCTCTTCGCGCTCTATAATTTCTAATTTTTTTGTTCCTTGATTAAATTGATGAAATTTTATTTTTCTAATAAAGTCTTTTTCGAAGTAGTTGACTCTAACTGAATTATCTATATAAGAGTCTTTTATTATAAATATATTTTTCATAAGTTTATGATGTTGGATCAGTTATTACTAACTGATCTTGTGAATTAAAATATCTTAATCTAATACCGCCTGTGGAATTTGCAAATATTGTTTTATTATAAGAGTTGTATACGTGGGTTGAAGTTGAGAAATTAATACTGTTATTATAGCTTTCAATAGTATTAAGTTGAAAATTATTTCCAATAACTAAAAAAGTAATAGTATTTAATAAAGTATTAGATGTAAAATAATTTCCTATAATGTTAGCATTAACTGAATTTCCAATGTTATTGTTTTGAGTAACTGTTCCAATTGTATTATTTTGAAAAACGCTTCCAATATTATTGGCTTCAAAACCTCTTCCAATAGTATTACCATAACAATTAGGCCCAATAGTATTATAATAAAAAGAATAGTTTATAATATTAGAAGAAAATCCAGGCCCAATTACATTAGTAGAAAAATTATTATTAATAGCATTAGAATAGCTAGAAGATCCAATAGAATTAGAAGTAAAAGTATGTCCAATATTATTATATTGAAAATTTTCTGCAATATTATTGTAAAAAATAGAATATGAAAAAATATTATAATAACAATTGTTCCCAATATTATTATATCCAAAATTAGTTCCAATTATATTGAGTTGAAAACTATATTGAATATTATTGCAACTAAAATTTTGACTAATAGTATTTAAAACAAAGGCATCTCCAATAGTATTATCATAAATATTCTCTCCAACAAAAACATTACTATGTCCACCTACTATTTTAATATTTTTAACATTATTCAAAGTAAATTTTCCTAATCCAGTAAGAGTAGAAGTAAATGTTGGTTGTTGAATTCTTGTGCTACTAAGATATGGTAAATCTACCATATTCGCACCTATAGATTCATTCCATAAAGTTGAAAAAGAATTTCCTTCATTTGTTGCAAAATAAGTGCTACTTTCATTATAATCTGATACTGGATACCAATAATTTTGATTATCTAAAGATTGACCACTATTACCTGTAACAATTGAATAATAAAGTCTTTTAAAATTAATATCGTTTCCAGTTGATTTAACAACATCTAATAAATTATATTGATAGTTTCCAGAATAATTCGGTACAGAACTAACATCTAATTTACAACAATTAACTGTTATATTTCTCCAATCATAAGGTATATCAATATTCAAAAGATTGTCTACTCTTCTATAAATCCAACCTTTAAAATTTGGTATAGCTGCAGTATTATTAATAGTTCCCCAAGAATAAGATCCACTTGCATCTATATTATAATAAATTGTATCTTGAGGATAAGTTTCTGATTGAGCTAAGTGAGATATTTTATTATTAGCAAGCGCAGTTACAATAAGAGGTTCGCCAGAAACTGCTGTTTTTACTGTTTGATCTACAGCTGATTGGTTATTCCATTTAAGAACAAAATCTGAAATTCTATATAATTGGCCGCTAACTAAATTATTAGCTGCTTTTAATCCTGTTAAGTTTGAATATGTGGTATTTAAAATTAAATTTTTATCTGTGAGTACTTTTTCCCATGCTCCAGATTTTCTAATATATAAAGAATCGTTAATTCTATTATAAATTGAACCATTATTTTGAGTTGGTAGATTTCCAGTTTGAATTGAAAAACTTGCGCCATTATTATTTGAAAGATCTATATTTCCTCCAGAATAAGTTGATCCAAATGTTTTTATAGAACCACCAGGTCTAAAATTAGTAAGACTATCTTCTCCATCATCATCATATGCTCCATATGTTAATATAGATCCTCCAGCAATTGAAGTATCTATTGATCCACCTTTTTTATTTTGATGACCAATTATTGGTGGAACCCATGAAATACCTTTTGTATTAATATTTCCACCACCATCTGATGTATTTATTGTTCCGCCCTTTGAAAATGGACCAATTCCTCCATCTAAAATTAAATCTCCTCCACGAGAATCTCCTCCAATATTTTCTTCTCCAAAATCTCCTCCACCACCATTAGAAGAAATATTCCCTCCCCTATTATACTCCCCTCCACGCAAACTGATTGAACCACCAACTGCAGTTGTATAAATTGGCAAAGGATGAGTGCTTAAATTTATAGACCCACCACTAACTGGAATTTGCGAAATATTATCTGCGCCAATACTTATTATACTTCCTCCACCTCTAGAAAGATTTAATACTCCTCCATTAGATGAAAGATCTATGTATCCCCCACTACCTAATGCTGTAGAATTTAAATTTATAAAACCACCATGCCATTCGGCGTTTGTACCAGCATAATATCCATTTGCTTCTATATATCCGCCAACTGATTGTTGAGATCCACCGTTTAATTGTATATAACCACCATGTGCATTTTCTCCTCCAGCATTTAATTGTATGTAACCACCATTAGATTGATAATTTCCATTTGCTTGAATAGATCCACCATTTCCAGCATACTCATCTTCAGTTATACCTCCTCCTATTAATTGAATAAATCCTCCAGCACCGCCATTACCTATTTGCTCTTCTGGGGGGTTCCATTCTCCTCCTCCTCTTAAATCAATAAATCCACCATTACCACCTATTGCTCCATGAATTGAAGAAGAACTTCCTCCATCTAAATAAATATTTCCACCTACTCCACCAATTCCATTATTCGCACTGATTCCACTCTTTGCGCTTATAATAGAAGGACCAAGATAAATTGCGCCAGTAGCAAAAGTTTTATTTCCACTAATAGTTTGATTGCCTGTAGCATAAACTATATTTTTTAATTTTTCTTCAATTGGGTTAGGCTCATAAGAATTTATTAAATTTTTATTAATATTATTTCCAATTTTTGATTCTGTGCTTTGGCCAACAGCATTTATACTAAAATAAAGATTTTTATAAAAAAGATAAGAATTAGCTACTCCATTTATAGCATAACTATTAGCGTTTGCTGGAACAGAAATTGCTGAACCAACTACTACTGCCGTAGAACCTTCA